AAAAGTATTGCAGACGTTACTTCAGGGGATTTATGGGGTAATCCAGATGCATTTAACGAAGAGATGATGGAGGTTGCAAAAATGCTTAGAGATATAGATAAATCAGAAATGATTTACAGAAGAGAGTTAAATACTATAAGAAGAAAAACATCAAAAGCTTTTAACGCTTTATTAAAAAGTAAATTCAAAGAATCTGCAGGTCCTCTTTGGTGGGTTATGTTTGGTGCTTATCAAGGTATATCGTATATAAGACACTTTAAAACATTTAATAGACATATATTTTCAAATATAGCAGAAGAGGTGGAGGGTTATAATGCTGAAGAAGGTCGTTTTTATAGAGAGTTAAGATTAAGAGCTGACTTTATAAATGAAGATGGCACTATAAATAAAAACAATCTTTATAAAAAAGACCAAAATGGTAAAAGAATATTAAGTGATGCTGAAATAGATTATTATGTAATGTATCACGGAATGACAACAATGGCTAGTAATCATTTGTCTACAAAAACAGATATGAATGGTCAAAAGGTTTTAAGTGGCAAACAAAGACTTTATATTCCAAATCGTAGAGCAGGTATGCTTGAGATGGCTTTAGCTAGAAAACTTCCTGCAACATACATTTCTTTTAACTATGACTCTAAACATAGAGATATTAATGTAAAAGGTTACAATCCTATAACAGGAAGAACAGAGGTGTTGCCACTAAAAGACTTTATTAATTATTACCAGATTGCCCAATCGCCTAAAGCTATAGAAGAATATAGACAAGCAATGAAAGAAGAGGGCGCAGGTGTTGTTAAGTATCCAAATATACCACCACCACCTTCAGACGTTAAAATGACTGCGGAGTTAAGAAAATTAACAAAACAAGCTGAAGAATATATAAAGTCTGGTGTAGATGCTGCAGGAAAAAAAGCTTTAATAGCAGAAGAAATGGAAAGCCTAACATCACAAGATAAATTTAGTAGACACCTTTCTGGTCGTTCATCTAAATCTGGATATATGGCTTCTTGGGATATTCAAAGGTCATTAGACACTTATATGGCAGAAACTATGTTTACTCATGGTATGGAAACTCAAACCCTAGATGGTAAAAACTTTACATATACAGGAACTTCTGCTATTAAACCTCTTATAGACGGCGTTATAGCTCTTAATCGTTTTAGAGGAAATGAAAAGGTTGCTAAATGGGCTAAAGAACTATACTTAGACAGGTATGTGTTTAGTGAGGAAAAGAAATCTTTAATAAGTAGAGATGGTAAAAGAACAGCTATAGATTATGTTTTCCAATGGTTAATGAGTTGGACAATGCTTGTGGGGTTAGCTTTAAAACCACAAATAGCTGTTATGAATATTGCTATTGGTAAATACAATGAGTATAGAAGGTCTAACTTATGGGATTTTGCAAAAGCGGAAAGAAGGTTTTGGGGTATAAAAAACAATTTTGAAGCAATGAAAAAAACACAAGCTGTTTCAAATTACTTTAATTTAATAGCTGATGCTTCTGACCAAATTACTGAAGGTGCTTTTACTGGATATATGGGTTCGTTTTTATTTTCTCCAATGATTGGTTCTGAAAACTATATACAAAAAGCAGCTTTTGTTGGGCAATTTACTGATGCACAATGGGATTCTTTTACAGTTAAAGATGGTGTAGTTGAGGTGAAGCCAGGCATGAATAAATATGAAACAACTAAAAGCAATGAAGAGGTGTTTTCAGATTTAGATAAAGAGTCTGCAATACAATATAAATCAAATGTATATGAGGTTCAAGGTAGAGGTTATACTGCAACAGACCAAAGATTGGTACAAAATTATTTTATACTTGATGGTCTTTTACAATTCAAAAGATGGTTGCCAACCTATACTGTAGATAGATTGGGTAGTGAAAGAATAGATAGGTTTGGTAAGAAAAAAATTGGAACATTAAGAGCAACCAGTGAACTTGTAAAAAACTTTGCTAAAGATGGTGTTTCTGTTGAAACATTTAACAAACTTCCTGACTTTAAACAAGAAGCTGTTAAAAGAATGTGGAGAGGTGCACAGGGTGCTGTGGGATTATTTATACTTATTGCTTTAGCTAGTGGAATGGATGATGAAAGTGATGATAATCCTATAATTAATAATATGTGGAGTTTAACTGGTGATATGTTTTTATTAATGAACATATCTAAGTTAAGACACATGGTTGTTCCTCCTGTATTACGTACTGCAGATAATATAACTTCAGGTTTATATTTCTTTGCAAAAGGTGCTGAATATGAGAGAGATACAAAATATTTTAAAAAGGGCGACAGCAAAGCAAAAGGTTCTTTTATTAAAGGAATGCCTATGTTTGCTAGAAGAGCTCTTATAAGAAAAGAAGATTAATAATAATTTAGTATATTTGTATAATTAAAATAGATTTAAAATGGCTTATTCAACAAATCCAGTAACAAAAGCAACCATTACTTTAACTAGTACTGGTATGACTTCTGACAGTATCAATATTAGTCAAACCTTTACTTTAACGGCTATTGACAATTCAACAAATCTAAAAAACTCAACAGGAGTTAGAAGAATAGAAGGTGCCAATGGTGGTGTAGTTATTTTTGATGCAGACCAACATGGTGCTGCTGATGCTACAGCTTGGCTGTGGTTACACAATCCAAACACTACAACCACTGGTACTGTTTATATTACAATAACAGCAACTAATGCTTCTGCTCAAAATTGTGTTATTGGTAAATTATGGGAAGGTCAAAGCACTTTAATACCTTTACAGGGTCATACTGGTGCTTCAGATATAACAGTAACAACACCTAACGCTGCTGATTTTGTAGAATATTGCGTTTTTGCAGAAAGCATAGATGCAGACTCTGCAGTTTTTGAGTTAGGAAAAGCTTAAAATAATATAATATGGCAACAAAACTAGTATCACCAACAACTACGGCTTCAATAAGTATAAGCTCTGGCAATATAACATCTAACCCTTTAAGTATAAGTTGCACTTTTCAGTTAAAAAAAGCTGGCACAAGAACAGAAGGTTTAGATAATTTTACAGGAGTATCAAGAAGAAGTCACGGTTCTACTACTAAATTAAGAGTAATAGATGAAGCTGACTTTGGAGACGACTTAAATCATGTGCTGTATATAAAAAACCTATCAACTACAGCTGGAGAGTATTTAGAAATTTTTGTAAAAGATGGAAACACTCCAACAGATGCAGATAACTTATTAGGTAGAGTATATGAAGGTACTGCCTTTCTTATCCCTTATGCAGGACATTTAGATGTCTTTGTAGCTCAATCAGCTTCTGCTATGGAATATGAGATTGCTTTATTTTCAGAATAAATTAATAATAATTAAAAAAATAATATAATGGGAAGTTTATTAGACCAAATTAAAAGCACAAGAACAGGGTTAGCTAAAACCTCTAGTAGAAAAGTTAAAAGTGCAAAACATCAGTTTAGAAAGAGTAGACACTCTTACGCTAAGCCAAGAGCTATAACTAGAGGAAAAATTGTAAAAAGCCCAAGGTAATAATTTATGACAGCATCTGCAGGATTTGCTTATGATGGACTTGTATATTTAAACGCAGCTAGGGACAGTTTAGACCTTACTGGTGATTTTAATATGCAAGTTTCTGTAACTAGTAGTTTTCCCGCTGTAGTGGGTTCTCATTCTATTAGATTAAATGCAGACCATTCTGATAAACTTTTTCCAGGAGATGTGTTAATTCATAGTTTAACAAATGAAATTATAGGGAAAATATCTAAAGTTGATGATGAGGATGTTTATTTTTTAGAAAACTTATCTATGGATATATCAAATAATGATTTTGTTCATAAAGAAACAAAGTTTGAGATAGCAAAAATACAAATTTTGAATGACACAACTTATCTAGCAGTACTTACTCCAGCGGCTAGAGAATGGCCAGGAAGTACAGACACAGATTTGCAAACTTGGTCTGCTTCTGAAAAGTTTGCTGGTGCTAGTGATAATGGAACAGCATATTCTTTAGCTGGTGGTTATCCTCAAGGAGCAGAGATACCAGGTAGATTTAAACGTGTGGTTATTGATGGTACTGATGGTAATAATAATGAAGAATGTTTGTGTTATTTAATTGCGGTTCCAAGCAGGTATCAAACACCAAAAAGCTGGGCTCCCAAAAGAAAACATAGATTTGGAGTGTAAAGTATTAATAATAAAATTAAAATAAAATGCCAAGTAATAAAGTTAGTTTATATGATGGAATTATAAACATAGAAAACGGAGGAAGTTGTGATTTGTCGGGTATGGTTTGCAAAGTAAACAATGGTTCAAATATAGCAATGGGTGCTACAACTATAGCCTTTGATAATTATGTTGCTGATTCTGGCAATTTATTTGTTGGACAAGATTTATTTGTTACTCACAGTGGAAAAGACAGTACTTCTGGTAATAGACAAGGTGATGGTGACTATATATATTTAGGAACTGTTAAGTCTTTTACAGGTGCAGGCTCAACAAGTGGAACAATAACATTAGAAGAAGGTGCTAGACTTGCTGTTTTAGATGACGAAAAGCTATGTAATTTACCAAAATACGAAATAGTAGCAATACAAATAACAAAGTCAGGTACATTAACTAATCTTCATCCTTCTTTAAATCATTTTCCTGGCACCAAGTTGTCTGATGGTTTAACTGACTGGAATGGTAACTGGTCAGAAACATTTTATGGAACTCCAACTGATGCTGGTGGTACAAGTTATTCTGCTGCAGGTAATTTAGATACAGGTGTTATTATAGAGGGAAGGTGGAAACATGTTACAATAAGTAGTGGTGATACTGCTTTTTGTTATGTAAAAGCAACTCCATCAAGAACTCCAAATAAAGATAAATATCCAATTTATGGATTAAGTTTAGCATAATATGAAAAATTTTGTATTTTTACTATTAGTTTTGTGCTCTTTCGCAAATGCACAAATAAAAGATTTCTTTAAGTATTCAACTTTTTATGCGTCTTCTACTATGGGTTCTTCTACTCTAGAAGACGGCATGTTTAAAATAGAAGATAAACAACTTATAGATATTACAGAAATTAACCCCGTAGATTATAATTTTACATTAGGCCTTCGCAAGGTGGCTCGTTTTGATTATGAACACAAGGTGAAGTCTTTTTATGATGGAACAGAATCTACAATGGCTAATAAAGCGCCTATAGGTAATGCTAAAGGCTGGGAATACCTTGCAAACCTTTCTTTTATAAGAGATAGGGGAGAAGAGTATGTAAATCAGGATTTCTTTTTACGTTATTTAGGTGATTGGTTCGTTTTAAAGGGACAATTTGTAGACAACCAAAGGGTAGACCTTAAATATGTATTATCTGAGCTTAAATGGCGTAAAAACATTGGAAATTGGGATTTTACATTAGGTGCTGCATTTAGAATACACCCTGCATATGGGTTTTTACCAATATACGAGTTTTGGGACCCCTCTGTTACACCATTTACTGCCATAGCTGAAGACTTTGGATATGTAAGTGAACAGTGGAGACAAGGAAACTATGTAAACTACGACTGGTTTGATGTGTCAAGCGGAGATTCCGTCATGATAGCACATACAACAGAAGAATTTATGACATATCATTTTGGAAATGCCATTGATGAATTCAATGATAGTGAATTAGAAAAACTAGGACTGCAAAAAGAATTTTCTGCAACTCTTGGTGTGGCTTATTACAAGTGGACTCCCAAGTGGTGGTGTCACGGCTGGATGAATATTCTTCCATACCACATTGGTCTAGATGACTATAGTTTTGACTATGACCTCCCCCAGTGGGATGAGGACCCTATACCAGCCGTAATTGAATGGGACGCAGGTCTCGTATTAGGTGTAAGGCTAACCAAAAGCCTAGGTTTATTTGTAGAGGGTTCACACCAAAGATATTGGATGAAGCCTGTGCATGAATTTAAGATTGGAATAAATTATTTATTTTTGTAATATGAAGAAACTAATATATATATTCATCCTTTTCTCTTCTTATGCCTTTTCTCAAGGCTATGATTTTCAGCAACTATGTTTAGATTGCGCAGCACAAAATGGATTTTTTTGTGGGGATGACCCAGCTAATTGGACTCAGTATTCACCAAATGGATGTGTTCCTAATGGAGAAGGAGGATTGTTTTATCTTAACGATGGGTGGGCCGATTGTGTCAATGGAGACGATGAAAATGGAGCAGAGCCAACGTTACCTTCCGATTGCCTTCCTAATATAGAAGAATGTGATACTGTATTTATTGAAATACCATTTATAGAATGGATATATGATACTATTGTAGAGGTGGAGTTTGTGTATGAAACAGAATACGTTTATATAACTGATACTATAGTAGAAATAGAATATGAATATATTACTGAATATATAATGGAGTTTGTTGATTGCAATACTGGTCTTCCTTGCGGAGTTGGTATGGAAGAAGTTATAGACAAATCAATAAACACAGGTTTAATGTATAATTTGTGGGGACAAGCAATAAGGAAGCCAGAAGGTATTTATATCGAAGGAGGTAAAGTAAAATATAAAACAAATTAAAAATGAAAAAACCCAACAACCCTGGATTAAAAAAACTACCAAAAGAAGTTAGAAACAAAATGGGATATATGAAAAAAGGTGGTAAAATGGAATATAAAGATGGAGGAAAAACTAGAAGGACTCTTCAAGAGTTTATGCAAGAGTTTTTAAATAATGAAAAAGCTAGAAGAGCTAAAATGAAAACAAATACTCCAGGTAGAAAAATGAAGTATGGCGGTAAGGTTAAGAAAAAGAAAAAAATGATGGGTGGCGGAAAGATGTATAAGTATGGACATGGTGGTAATATAATGAGACAATACGACTAATGAACATATTTAAAGACGATAATAATTGGAATGAAAAAGCGATAGTTGGTTTTGTCGCTTTTGCTATTATGGTCTTGATTATGGTAGCAGATTTGGTAACAGGCTGGGTGGGCAAAGACTTGGTTATTAATAAGTTTGTATACGACAGCTTCGTTTGGGTGGTGTTGGGGTGTTTTGGAATAAGCGGAGTTGAAAAATTCGCAAAAAAATGAAAGAAATATCAGAAGATTCTAAGTTTGAGGTAAGCTTAAAAACATTAGGTGGAATATCAGTTTTAATTTTTGCTTTTGTAGGTATGTGGTTTACACTACAAGCTGATATAGCTGAAGCAAAAGAACTTCCAATAGCTCCTCCACCAGAGGTTACAAAAATGGAATTTGACATGAAGGACAAAATGATACGTCAAACAATTTTAACAACTCAAGAAGATGTTTCAGAGATTAAAGAGGATATGAAATATCTCAGAAACAAAATAGATAACATGCAATGAGCATTAATATAACAAATATTGCCTATATTTTATTATCTATATTTTTCTTTATAGTTGGTACTGCTGTTGGGCAAGACTTTGTTAGTTTTGAAAACTTTAATAAAACAATAGCTAAAGACGTTGTTGTGGTAGAGTTTTGGGTGGCTTGGAATTCTTCTAACCAATTTGCAGAGCTTAATAAATTAAAAGAGTGTGAAAAATATAGAGTGGATATTGGCAAATGCAACAAGGTGCAAAAAGAATATAATATATCTGCTGTACCTACAGTTTTAGTTTTTGATAACGGAGAGGAAAAAGAAAGATTTAATCCTAATATAATGTTTCAGTTAGATGCTGATAAAAAAACTATACAGCATTCTGTTGATACAATTATTTTAAATAAGTTTCAATAATGGCAAATACTGCAATAACATATCCAGCACAAAGGCTTAATATAAAAGCTTTAAGGGGTAATTATTTTAAATTAGTCGTTAATATAAAAGATAGCGACGGAAGTGATTATGACTTTACTACAGGTGGTGGAGCTTCTGGTTCTGGTATACAAACTTTAACAGATAAAGCTTATTTTACTGTATTTGGTAAAACTGGAGCTGTTATAAGAAATTTTTATTATGCTAACCCTGAGTCTGAAGAGGCTACTACTGAAACTATAACTTTTAGGTCTACTGTAGAAGATGGGAAAATAACTATAGAGGCTTTTGGTCCAAGTGGATTTTGGCCTGGCAGAGGAACTTATAAATATGTTTTATTCACTCAATTAAATGACCAAGACGGAACTCCTCCTCAAGGGGAAGCAGATGCTCAAATGACATATTGGTTGTATGGAGATTTTATTGTAGTAGACGAAAACCCATATTCTGCTTTTGGTGGACTTCCTACTGGTGACACAACTGGAGCTGTTACTGAGGTTACTAATCCTTGGAATACATCTGATACTGGTGAAGACCAGACTAGTACTTTAACTGGTTTAACAACGGAAGGTTAATTTTTTTTTATGAAATACAAAGTTGCAAATAATGCTATACAAATACATTGTAACTCTACTGGTGGGTTGGGTGAAATAACTATTGATTTGCAACCATCTAAACCAAAGGTTACATTTCAAAAAACATCATATATTAGTGGTGTGTATTCTGAAAGTGGTAAGGCTAATCCTAATCCACCTTTATGTAATATAAATAGCCAAGACTCTACTGTTTTAAATCAAATAAGAACAATTTCTGTAACATCAGGTGCAGAAATAACAATAAACGCAAATACTAAATACAATGAAATTAGAGGTTATTAGATTTTCAAATGGAGAAGATTGTACAAATGGTATGTTGTTTGAGGTTGGAGATAAAAGAAAATTTTTAGCCTACACTTTAGAAGATGAATATAGAGAAAATAAAGTTTATGGAGAAACTAGAATACCTGAAGGCATTTATGATTTGGAACTTAGAAGAGTGGGTGGATATAATGAAAAATATAAGAAACGCTTTTCTGACATTCATATTGGTATGCTTCACGTTACTAATGTGCCTAATTTTGAGTATATACTTATACATTGTGGTAATACTGACGAGCATACAGCTGGGTGTCTCTTGGTTGGCGACTCCCAAGAAAACAACCAAATCACGAAGAACGGTTTTATAGGCAAGTCTACACAAGCTTATAAAAGAATATACCCTCGTATAGCAAAAGCTATAGAAAGCGGAGAGTGTGTAACAATAGAATATAAAGATTTTAGTTTATGTTAAAAGGAGTAATAAAAGGTCTTATTGGAAATGCTAGTGAAATACTAGATACTGTAATAACTACAGATGAAGAAAGACTGGAAGCAAAAAGAAAGCTTAAAGAACTGATACTCAGTCATGAAGCTCAAATGGAACAGAACATTACAGATAGGTGGAAGGCTGATATGAATAGCGATTCATGGCTTTCAAAAAACGTTAGACCATTAATGCTTATATTTGTAATGGTGTGCACTATGCTTTTGATATTTATAGACGCTGGATTTATAGCGTTTGAAGTTGAAGAAAAGTGGACAGATTTATTAACTATGGTACTAATAACAATCGTGGGTTCCTATTTTGGGGGACGCTCGTTAGAAAAAGTTAGAAATGGCAAAGCAAAATAGTTTCGTTTATAGAAGCAGTGGGGGTAAAAAGAGAAAAGGCATACATAGCAAAAATGCTAGTAAGTCTCAAAATAATTATAAAAAACCCTATAGAGGACAAGGACGATAAATTATGGCTAAAACACCAGCATGGCAAAGAAAAGAAGGAAAGAATCCCAGTGGAGGTTTGAACAAAAAAGGAGTTGCTTCTTATAGAAGAGCAAATCCTGGTTCTAAACTTAAAACTGCTGTTACTACAAAACCTTCTAAATTAAAGAAAGGAAGTAAGGCTGCAAAACGTAGAAAATCTTTTTGTGCTAGAATGAAAGGTATGAAAAAAAGATTAACTAGTGCTAAAACGGCAAGAGACCCAAATTCAAGAATAAATAAATCTCTCCGTAAATGGAATTGTAACACAGGTTGCAGAGTTCCTATGAGAATGGCAGGAGAACAATATGATTAATTATGGTAAAAAAAACAGTAAAAGCTCCAGCTGGATTTCACTGGATGAAAAAAGGAAACAACAATTATAAGTTAATGAAGCATAAAGGTAAATTTAAAGCTCATCCTGGAGGAAGTTTAACAGCTAGTTTTGATATACAAAAAGTACATAGAACGGCAACTAAAAAGAAAAAATAATGGCAAAGAAAGATGCATGTTATCATAAAGTAAAAGCTAGATATAAAGTTTGGCCTTCTGCTTATGCAAGTGGTGCATTAGCTAAATGCCGTAAAGTTGGTGCTAAAAATTGGGGAACTGGTGGTAAAAAGAAAAAGATGGCACATGGTGGTAAAATTTGTTGTTTAATGAAGTATCAGAAAGACTAATGGCTGTACGTAAAACAAAAAAAGGTTTGGCTCTTAAACGATGGTTTAAAGAAGATTGGAGAACTCCTTCTGGCAAAAAAGATTATAGTGGAGGAGAAAGCACTTTTCGTCCAACAAAACGTGTTTCTAAAAAAACTCCAACAACTTGGTCGCAACTAACTCCAGCTGAAAAAGCTGCTGCAAAAAAAGAAAAGAAAAGAAAAGGTAGAGTTAGTAGATACAAGAAAAGAAAAAAAGAACATGGAGGTATAATTCAATACGATTAAAATGGCAAGAAATTCATTAGCAGGTAAACGTACAGGTAAATCTAAAACTGCAAAGTATTATGCTTCTAATCCAAAAGCTAGAACTAAAAAGAAAAAGTATGATACAAAGTATCATAGTTCTACAGGCAGAAAAAAGTACCGCGCATCTCTTAATAAGTTTAATAAAAATAACCCTAACAGTAAAAAGGGTGATGGTAAAGATGCTTCTCACACTCAAACAGGTTCATTGGTTTTAGAGCTTCAAAGGCGAAATAGAGCAAGAAATAGGGGTAAAAAGTAGATTTCAACACCTGTTTGTTAATAAAATACCTAATTTTCTTATGATTTTTATAAAAAAATACTGAAATTTAGGCATGTTAAATATGGAATTTCTCATAGTAGCCTCAATACAAGCAACTAAGAACAAGCTGGAGGTGGGTGAAAAAATCAAATCTTTGCCAGGAAAATGGGATATAATTAATCCAGACGGAACACTGACCACTGTAAATAACAAATCTAATGACGAAGAGATTTGTAAAAAACATTTCACAAAACTAGCTTATATTAAAACTGTAAAAGATTCAGAAAGAGATAATAGAACTTATCTTCAAGTGGATTCTATGGAAACATATATAAAATACCACATTCTAAAAAAGCCTAGTATATATATTTCTGATGCAAATAACTTTTCAAATATGGAAATGGGGTTTGATATTCAGAATATAGTAGAAGAACTTGGTGTTCCTAAAAAAAATATACTATATAGAATAACAATATGAAAAAAGTAGATGAAATGAAAAAATTTCTATTGGATAATCCCGATAGACTAAATTCAAAATATGCAGATACTGCTAAAATGTTTGGTACAAATTATGAGCAAGTTAGAAGTCTTGCTAGACAAATACGAGGTAGTCACACAAATAATAGAACTGCTAAAAAAGAACGATTACACATGGAAGAGGGTCCTGAAGGTAAATTTATAGTATCTGAAGACTCAACTAGAATACAATCATTAGATGACTTGTTAGAGGCATTTAGTGTAGATGATAGTGAATGGGAAGTTGATTGGTATGATATAGGAACTTATGAGCAAACAGGTTTTGACAATGATAGAAAGCCTGTTACTACAACGATGTATCGTTGCAAGGCTAAACTTAAGAGAGCCAATCCCTTTAAGAACCTTGAGATAACAAGGCAAAATTTAATAGAAGACTTAAAGGAGATGGCTACATATAAGCCTAAAGTAAAAACTAAATTGAATGGTCAAGACACTACCGCGCATTGCCTAGAGATTGGAGCTTACGACCTACATCTTGGAAAGATAGGTATAATAGGTGATGAATATTCTATGGATATTGCTCAAGAAAGATTGATTGCGGCGATTGAGCATTTATTGAAGAGAGCATCTGGTTTTACTATTGACCAAATACTATTTGTAGTGGGTAATGATTTCTTAAATACTGATGGTGATAAGCCTATTCCAAGGACTACTAAAGGCACTCCTCAATTTAATAGTGACCATCATATTGAAATGTATAAACGAGGTAGAAAATTAATTACTATGGTAATTGATGAACTATCTAGTATATGTCCTGTTCACGTGGTAGTTATGCCTGGAAATCATGATGAAGAGTGTATAATGTATCTAGGGGACGCATTAGAGCTGTTCTACGAGCATAACGAGAATGTGGTGATAGATAACACTAGACCGCTTATGAAAGGTTTTAAATACGGAAATAATCTAATAGCCTTTGACCACGGACATAAGATGAAAGCTGATAAAGCTGTTCAAATATTACCACAAAGGTTTAGAGATATATGGAGTGATGTGCGTTATGTTGAGTTGCATAGGGGGCACTTGCACGGCGTACATCACAAAAAAATTGGAGCCACTAATGAACTTTCTGGTATTACTGTTAGAAATCTTGGAAGTATGGCGGCTACTGACCAATGGCACGATGATAAAGGATACATTGGTAATGTTAAAAGAGCACACGGATTCATATGGTCTAAACACAATGGTCTTCAAGCCGAACTATTCTATAACGTTCCTGTATAAAAAAAAGGAGGCAATTAAGCCCCCTTTCAAAACAGATATGGAAAACATCAAAAAGATGTTCTAAATAGACTGCAATTTAAGAATATTTTCTTTTATTGCGGTATATTGTTTTAATTCTTTTGATAACTCTTTAACTCTTCTTGTTAAAATAGAGTTTTCTTTTTTTAATTTATTAAGAGATTCATAGTGAGTTTCCAAAACTTGTTCTGAATTAAATGTCTTGTCGCAAGCCAATTCAACACAAGCGTTGTAAATTTTCTTATAATAATTAAGTGTCATTAAATACCCATGTTGTTTTTCATAGTGTATTATTGATGCGTGGTCTCTATTTAAATAAACACCTGCTTCATCTAGTGTTATACCAAACACTCTTCTTAATAAATTACCTACACACATTCTTACATCTCCTATTAGTCTTTTTCTAGAACTGCTCTCTAGTTCCTCTCTTGTTATGTCTCCAAGTTTACAAGCTAAATTAATAACTTTATCTATGTCCTCTCTAACAACAGCAGTGTTGTTTTCTAAGTATGGACTAATTTCTGTTTTATTCATTTGTTTTATTATTTAATTTAATAACTTCCTCTTCTTCAACGGAAGAGGCTAAACTTACTATTTGATTAAAAAAATATTCATAGTGTTTTTCATAATCAACCTGTGCTTCTTTGGTTAATTTTCTTCCTACATAATTTTCATACACTTCTTCCCAGGGCGACCAGCCTAAGGCTTTATATTTTTTTTCTATTTTATTATGAGTTAATCTCATTGCTAAAATTTCTGGACTTATTTTTACTACCATATTATAATAATTTAAGATGTTTTTGTTTTACTTGTTGATTAAATTTTTTGTTGGATTCAGCTTTATCGTGACACAATCTGCACAATGCTGCAAGGTTTTCAATAAAATCTTTAGAATTGCTGCCGCCCATTTTTCTTGCATCAATATGATGGATGTCAACGGCCTGGGAATTACATACCGTGCATGGTATAAAATCTTCTATACCATAACCAAAATGGTTTAGATATATTTTTGTATGTTTTTTCAACTATCTATTATCTGTATAATCACCAGAGGTAATTAAATTTTCTGTTTTAGTTTCATTGAAATACAACCACGCATTATATATTTTACCATTTATAGTTTCAATAGGAACCTTCTTCCTTTTATACCACGATGGATGTCCTTCCAACATATCTAAGGTAAGAAGAATTTTTGGGCTGACCAAATATAATTCCCCATATATCTGTGAAACTTCCTCATTTTCAGACACATAGGGAATTCCATTTGCGTACATTGCATAGTTGTTTACCGTCCTTCCTATGTCAATAATTTTAGAATTCATAATTAATCTATGATTACTATAACCCTGCCTAAGGGTTCCATATACAAAAACTATTTCCATACTAAATTATTTTACGGCAAAAGCCATTAGCATTAAAACTAACCAACACACTAACATAAAAATTATAAAAAAATCTTGTTTGTCATTCATATCACATCATCTTTTCCAAGTTCAAATATTTTGTTATCAAAATAATCTGTAGGAACTTCTCCACCTTCCACGTATTTTTTGTAGTGTTTAATCAACGCTATATACATATCTCTACCCATCTTTATTAAGTCTTCAGATATTTTATATACACATATGCAATGAGGTTTTGATTTTTCTATTGCATATATATAATAATCTTTATAACCTAATGCGTCACAATAAAACGCTGCTTGCATATGATATTTTTGATTAATAATAGTTTCTTTAAAAGCTTTTGGACTTGCGTCTCTTGTTGTTTTTAAATCAACTATATACTTATCTCTAGTATTGACAGCGTCTAACTTTCCTTTACACAATATATCTAAGGTTTCATTTTTCCATAAATATATTTTTTCAAACTGATTACAATTTTCTAATAAAGAATAATTTTTGCTTACTTTTAAATTAGCATTCATACTCTGCATTAATGAAAAATCTTTATAGGGTACAGCTTCTCTTCCATTTAAACTTTCGTTAAATTTTAATAAAGTTGCTTTACCCAAGGTAGTTCTTTTGTCTATACTGTCAGGCTCTACTGCATAATGCTTACTAAACTCTTTATCCTCTAATACCAACATATGAAATGCCGTTCCAAACTTCATTGCTGCTGAAGGTTTTGGTGGACAATCTATCAAGTGTTGAAACTTTCTAGGCGGATTTTCTAAATATAATTTAAGTTTAGAGTTTGTTATATACATGTGGTCATCATAATAATTTAAGTCTGTAACCTCATTGTCTACAATAGGTGTAATTTTTATTTTTTTCTTTGCCATAACTATTTACCTAAAATTTTATTTAACACTCCTTTAATACCACTGTTTACTTCGTCTGAGCTATAGTAATCTACCCACTTTGTTGTTCCATCTTCTTGTTGTGTAGGAACAGATGTGTGTGTTTTTAATTTATATTCAGCTACCATAGTTTTACCTCCCCATCTATTAGATACAGGTATATCGTCACTAGATATATTGTATCCATCTTTTCTTAATTCAAATATAGTTGCTGATAGCCTAGTGTTTCCTAGGTCTCTTATTGCTTGAAGACTTGTTATTGTTTTGTTTTCTTTTAGATAATCTAACAGTCTTGTGTAGTGGGTTCCCCCTTTTCTTCTTTTTGTCATTTTCCTTTCCTTTTATTGTTATTAATACTCCAGGTTTATCCTTGTTGTATTCATATGTATCAAATATAGGTAGGAGGTGGTCAGAGCTATCATCTTCCAACCAATCATACTTAACCATTAAATCCTGCACGGTTTGTAATGGGTTAACGTAATCAAATTTCCTCCTAGACTTCCTATAAAATTTAAAATGAATTACATAAGGGGTATTAAACCTTTTTATAAATTCTTTAAAAGGATATGTGTGTTCTAAATATTCGCCTTTAGATTCTTTTATATAACGCATTGTAGTTTTACTATGAATCAGGTACTTGCCTGTCCATCTCTTTCCATTCTTACTTGAAGGTACGTTGCCGTTAATAAATATTTCTAAATCATTCATACTCTACTTCATTGGGGTCTGGTATGTATAGTCCTAAGGACGATGATGCAAACCGTTTCACTTCATCAATATAATCTATCATTTCTTGGTTGCTCAACTTAGTAGTTGATTTCATTCCGTCTACCCAAATTCCTTTTATTTGATATTTAGTACGAAGAAACATTGATTTTAATATCTCATGTGCTTCTTCTTTGTCATATCCTGTTTCAACTGAAACCAGTTTAACAACGACTGCCCAATAATAAGAGTTAAGGTTCAGGCTACGCCTGTTCTTTTGCTCCCGAATAGTAATGTATACATTCTTACCCTCATTACCAGACACGTCGTTGTCAAACTGTTCTCTGTTTTGGAAAGTTACCTTTCCGTTTTTTACAAATGCTTTATGCTTGTATATCATTAGCACATGCAATTCTCTGTTCCAAACCCTACATTTAGGATAACTAATTTAAAACATCTTCTAGATATATCAAACTTTAACTCAAATAAAGTTATGCCTAATATTCTAGCTTCTAATCTAAACTTATCTTTCTGTCTAAGGTTTGAACCAAAATGATTTATTAATCTCATAATTAAAATGGTGTTTGTACTTCTGAATTAGACACTGTAGTTGATTCTAATCTCAATGCCGCTTCATAAGCTGCTCTATCCTCTGGAGACAAAGTTTTGTTAAAACTTTCTTTGAAAGTAATCTTTTGTCCAAAAGGATTTGCAAATTTATACTCTATTCTTGACTTTATTACTGGCTTATTGGTGTCTTTGTCTGTAGTCCAATATTCCCTTGACGCTAAACAAACCTCCAAGCTTTTACCTAGCACGCTATTAGCGGCCATTTGTGGGTCTGTATATGTCGTTGCTCCTGCTGAAACTAAAAAGCTTTTAAATATACTAGTTCTAACTTTGGCTGCTGCTTCACTTGTATGTGAATCAATGCCGTTAAACTTTAAAAATGCAGCTCCAAATTCATTTTCTACAATGAACTCAAAGTATGGGGTACCTTGATACCCTGGATTTTCATCACTAGTTTTAAAACTTTTAATCTTTACAGTATGAGCTCCTGCTTTTAAATAGCTTGACTGCGTGTTGTTATTCGATGTTACATCGGTTTCTTCTAATTTTGGAAACATAATTCGGTTTTTTTAAATTAACAATTTTATTTATAATACTCTTCACATTTATCAATAACTGTTTTAATACAGTTGTTAATATGTAAACTATCAAACATACCCATAGGACTCTTTGCAGAATCTCTACCAGTAGTATTTGTTCTAAATCTATATGTAACTCCTTCGTCAGTTGCTCTCACATCTGTAAATAAAGCTAATACAAATTCTTTCTCAACTCTTTTCTTCCATCTGTTACCATCTACTGCAACATAGCGTTCTTCAACACCATTGTCGCCATCATACACGCCATCAATAGCAGTAAATACAACATACTTATCAGAGTTTTTAGACTTATCTAAAATCTTATCTATTTCTTTATTATAGTAACTCCACACATCAAAGCCTTTGTATCTTATGTCGGCTTCTCTGAATATAATTTCTATAAGAGATGTAAAAGATTCTACGATTATTGTATCTATTTTGTCACTTGACATAGCCTTGTCTAAAGCTGAGTGGAACTCTGATACAGATTTAATTGGAACATTCATAAACTCATTAGCATTTTTGAATGGTAGCTGCTTTCTTTCTGTATTTAAAACAGCTGTTCTTGTTGGTTGTAAGTTTCTCATTGAGCTAGACTTACCTGAACCTGATGGTCCAGCAATAATAATATTCGGTTTCATTTATCTTTTGTTTTTAAATTAAATAATTCGGTTTTACTAATCGGTTTTTTGTTATTCTTAGACTGAACAAACTTAACATATCCTTTGAACATAAAATTATCTCCATCCTTTAAGTTGGATTCGATTTCTTTAAAAGTTAAGCTTAACACTTTTTTAACAAGTGACTTACTAACACCTAGGTCTTCAGACACTTTAGATACAGCTTGTTCAAGTCTAATCATAACAGTGCAAATCTACTAAATAAAACGCACTTTACAAAAAAAGAAAGAGCAGTTTTTTAATAGTAATTAACATCACATTGTTGGTAAATTTTCAAACTTAGTTAAGTAGTCTATAAACCTTAAATGCTTACTACCAATACCAATATTTCTACCTTTAGCAAATATAATTTCTGCTAATCCTTCAACGCTATTGCCTCGTTCATCTACTTTAATATTGTAGTATTCAGGTCTATAAACAAATATAACCGTATCAGCAGCTTGCTCAATCTCCCCCGATTCTCTAAGGTCGGCAAGTGTAGGGCGACCCCCATCGCGTTTACTTACATTCCTAGATAATTGAGAAAGTGCTAATACTGTTATATTCAATTCTTTAGCTAAGTTCTTTAAAGCTCTTGTAACATGAGAAACTTCTTGCTCACGACTACGGCCATTTAAATTATAACTAATAAGCTGAAGGTAATCTACAACAACCATATCAACCTTTTTAGTTATAACATATTGCCTTATTCTATTTAATAGATACTTTAAAGAAGTATTTCTACATTCATCTATATATAGATTAAGCTTTTCAAACCTTGCAACACTATTGTGTATCTTACCCCACTCATCTTTATAGATAATACCCTTAAGCATATGTTTATTATCTATACCAGCGTCTCCACTAACCATACGCATAAGCATTTGATTAACAGACATCTCATAAGAGAATATAACACACTTAACATCGTGTCTACAGGCATTTACAGCTAAATTAAGAGCAAAACTAGTCTTACCCATAGAGGAAGCACCACCTATGATAACTAAGTCTTGTTTTTGCCAACCACTTGTGAATTTATCAATTGATTCAAATCCACTAGGAATACCTGTCATACCTTGATTATGGATATTATCTTCAATACCTTTAATCATATCGGGCATTTGTTCACTAATATGAGTGAGCTTGTCGTTAGAAACATTACCAATTTTTTGTAACGCACTGTCCGCAAAGTCAATGATAGTGAACAACTCCTCCCCTTCAGTTATCTTTTTATTAACAGAGTTCATAAGGTTCTGAAGTTCTGACATTTTATTGTCCTCTAATAACATTAGTATTAATCTTTCTGCAATGTATGGGTCGTATGCTTTATCGTTGCATTCCTGAGCCAAACTTATTGCCTCGTATTTGTCAGTAGATTGTTTATAAAATTCAGACATATCACATTGACCCATAGTTTGTAGACTTTTATCAAGAATTTTGTATAGGTTTTTGTGTTTAGTGTTTTGAAAAATGTCAACACTTAAAAGAGAATGATTGTCATAATATAATTTTTTATCGTTCATTAGTTTACCTAAAAGAACTTTTTCTAAATAGTCTCTATTATCTTTCATCTCTTCCATTTTTATTTGGGTTAATATATACTTGTGAATTACTCTTTAAGTGGTTGTTTAAGGTGTTTAATAAATCAGGCACCTCATCTTCCCATCTTTCATGTTTAATCCATCTAATTGGATGTGGAAAGTCTGGGTGCCAAATATTATTATCATCACACATTTTTTTGTACAGTTTTTGTTTAGTTAATGCTTTCATTATTACTGTATATAATTCAGGTGACGGTTTTAATCTCAACCACGCATCAAGGGATTGTTTTTTACCCACCTTGCGAGGGTACTCTTTCCAGAAGGTATCAAATAGTTTTTTCATAATTTTATTTATAAATTTTTACAATTTCTTTAATTACTTCGTCAACATTATTATCGTTTATTTCTAAACCATAAGCTGTTAAATAGTCTGATATTTGTTCATAAAAGGTGTCAGTAAACTTATCTGCGACCTTTTTTATTAAATGTTTATCCATAATTAATTTTCTAATTTTTCTATTATTTCTGTTTCTAAATGAATTAACCAGTCATCAGCTACTTCATACATTAATTCTGTTACTTCTGTATCATTATAAAAAATTCTATCTATTTCTACATGAGCCCTAAGAGGTTCTGTGTCTGGATATCTTTCTTTTTGTTCTGGTATGTATGTATACTCGACAAGTAAATCGTTGTTTCCTATTTCTATACTATATTCTGCCATAATTTTTACAATTTTAATAATTAATAATTAGTTTAACAAACTATTTAGGCGAGGCTCGTGAATTTATATAACCCATTAATATTTAAAGTTAATGATACCCCGCCTAATTAGTTGATTACATAGGGGGAGAAACGGTAATCGTTCCAAAGTATAACAGGTGAATTAATATTAAATTGATTACAACTCCCCCCTTGTAGTAATGTGTGAATGAGCAGCGATTAAATGAATCGTTGTTCACGGTTATCATAATAGTCTGCTATAATATCTCCCTCTTTATCTCCTAAACCTGCACGCAATACTTCACGCATTGATATACAGATTGCTTTGTCTTCTTGGAATCTATTATAGGTTTCTATTATGGTTCTTGAATGATTTTCTATGAAGTTAACATAACACATACAAAATAACACCCACTTTTTTATCTTATGATAATCAAGTGAGCCACTATGTTGCCTGAACTCAATAGTTTCTGGCCCATCCTTATAACTAAAGTTATTTAGATTAAGCCAGTAGTATCTTGTTCCTGAGTAATGTCCATGTGGGTTTCTAGATTTTTTACAATTAGTCTTACCAAACCCTTGAAGACCTCCCTCTACATATTTAGATAATAATCTTAACATTCTTTTATGTGTAAAAGGAAACTCTCTTTTATTTACAGTTCTTAACTCCTCAAACTCTTCAGGTATTCTTTTACAATAAGTATTAGCCCTTCTTGATTTAGGTTGAACTCTAAACAATTGATGTTGCATTAAATGACCAAGCATTATAGATAGTATAGCAAACCTTCTATTAAAGTTAGCTCCACCTATATGTACATGGATTCCACAAGTTCTATCAACATAACATTCAGAACTAATAGCTTTACATATTTTTTCCAAATGCTCTATTCCTTTATTACCCTGTAACACACCTGTAACATATTCTTTGCCATCAATACTACCATCATATACAGCTTTAAGACTAAAGTCGCTATTGTATTCATAATAACCTTCACATGTTTCCATTTCAACACCAAATGTGTAAGGCATTCCAAATGTTTTAGTAAACATAGTGTCTACTATTTTGTATGTATTATCCCATTCTTCGCCTTCGTCAACTTGTTCTTCTGGGACCCAATCATCTCGTCTTTCACACCATGCATAACCACAGTCAGTTGCTGTTTCACTGTTTTGAAAATATGTATCATTATATTCTGAATATGCATAATCAGTATCTTGATGCACCCAACCTTCGCCTCCATTATAAAGGTCACAGTATACCATCTCATCTTCAAAATACCAACATTCGCCTGTTTCACACCATTTTAACCCATCATCACCTTCATGGTAATACTCGGAATCTGACTCACAATATCTTGCTTCATCTATATGACAAATATCTCCATTAGCTAATGTAACACAATCATTTTCATGTTGTTCATCTCCATTCATATCAATAACATAACCTTTTTCTAATTCTTTTCCCATAATCTAAAGTTTTAATATGAATAATAAATTTCGGTAGCTATATCATCTAAAGCATTTATTGCTTCATTTAAAACTTTTCTTGATTCTATATCTAAATCAAGGTGTTCATCAAGTTCTTTTAGATTTAACATTATGTCGTGATAATGATTAGCTCTTTCATAATTTTCTTCTTCTTCTTTATCAATGTTAAGGTCATCGTCATTCCATAAATTAGCCTGACTATAAAGGCTTGACTGTGAGCTAGTTACATTATTGTAACCGCCATAAGAACGCCAGTCTGTATTTATAGATTTAGCAGCTGGTATTGGTTTGTGTTTAACTTTAATTGTTTTAATTAACTCACCTTCTTCCCAAACATAAACTCTATCTTTTTGACACTCTGTAATATCTTCCTTTCTTTTAGTTAGATTTTCAAGACCTTCTTTCAAAGAACTAAAGTATGTGCCATTATCTGTGCGTAAATAAAACAATGGATTATTATGCCTATAAGCATAAAGTCTATTGTCTCCAGCTGTATATAATACTGCTTTAGTACCACCAAATAAACCTAAGTTTGCAGCGTCTCTTGTTTCGCCAAGCACTTTAATAATCATTTCAGAGTCAACAGTAGTTTTGTTTATATTAAACTTCTTACCAACTTCTTCATAATTATCTAACACACCATTATGAGCACCTATAATTCCTTTGTGCTGAAATGGGTGTGCGTTCTCAGTGGTATTTTTACCATGAGTTCCGTATCTAGTATGCCCTATAAGAACAGTACCAGTTACATTTGATTTAAGCATTGGATATATATTCATTGATTCATCTAATGTTTTATATATCTTATTGTCTACGAACATTCCTGTAGAGTGGCCACCTCTGGAATCATTGTCCGCTAATAAATGTAAAGCTTTCAACACACTTGTGTCTGCTTTACCTGAAAAGCCTACTAATCCACACATATTTTTATTTTTTTCAGTGTTAATAATTTCATGGTATTCATCTATTGCGTCGAAGGGTATACCATTTACCCCTTCATCCCAAACCCTACTCATTGCTTGGTAGGTTTTCGGTTGATATTACAAGTCTTTTTACTTGGTCTTTTGTTATATAGTTTCTAAAATTACCAGAACATAAAAGTTCTTCTATAACCCAAACCAAATTTTCCATTCTTGTTTCTCTGGTTTCTTTATCTCCTAGTTTAATATAGGTATCTACATTTTCATACTTTTGTTTAGTATCTTTTGAATACATAGTATTACTACCTATATAATTAAATCCTTGGTCTCTTTTTATAAAACCACATAACATATCAATTATAATATGTTTTGTAATTTGTATATCAACCCTTACTTTTTTTCTTGCATTATAGTCAACTAAAAATGCCTTACTATTTTCAAGGTCCTCAAGTTTATAAAACTCTTCTTTAATTTGTTTTTTGTTATACATAGGTATAACTTGTTTGTTTTTTATATACTCAGCTAAAGCTTCTTTAACAATATTGTATTTGATTTGATGTTTTGGCATAATTTATATTTTAAAAAGTTATTAATAAATCGAATTGTCAGTAAAAGAAAGAACAAAAACTACGGCAAAACCGTAATTAGTTCTTAAAAAAAAACTAAAAGCGTACATAAATAAATACATACGCTAATAGTTTAAGAAAGTACTACTAATATCATTATAATAATTATTACAATAAATGCTATATCAACCTTAATCATACTTCAAATGCATTGAGTCAAGTTTAGAACCTAAGTCCATAACTTCATCTTGCAATAAAGCAACTCTTTCGTCGTTAGTATTTTCTATTAAGACATCTAATTTGTCTTCTAATTTAGTCTGTGATTTAACACAGAAATATATAATGAACATTAATAATAATATTAACACCCAAGTATCTTTAAATGCTTTTATCATAATTTAAATTTTAAAAGGTTTAACTTAATATTGCCCATATAACCCATATTAAAATGTATAATAGGTATAATTTAACAACACATAACAAACTAACTAATACAAAGTAAACTATACCTTGTATTAAATTTTTAACAGACTTCATTATCTTACTTCATTTTGATATCCACAATCAGAACATATAATTAAATCATAGTCGTGACTTGAATAAGTTAATTTACCATAGTTTATACTATAGCAAGATGAGCAGTTAACTTGTCGTAGTTCCTGCCTGGATTTGTAAGTTGCATTCATAACATAAATAATTTTAATAAGGTTAGTGAATAGAGTAAGACCCCAATACATTCAGTTCGTGCCTAGTCTCTTGAGTTTGCTTTATGGGTAGGAAATTAGTTAACGGTACTATTACAACCAATAATTTAATTACACACTATGAAACTACCGTTCAGGACTATTAATACCTGCCTATTAAACTCCATAAAACAGTCTTACTCATTCACATATAAGTAAACAATACAGTAGAAGAAAGAACAGAACTACGCATATATAGTTAGAAGCCATGATGATAGTGAACTGAGCACCACCACGAGACTCCTTTTTGTATAAGATGTCGCGTAGCGACTCCATTTCTTTTTGTTAGAAAAAAGAGGGATAGCCTGAGCTACCCCTGCAATTCCTGTATTACCTTAATAATCAGTATCGTTAGAAGAATCATCGGAATCCTTTTTAGATTTGTCACTAAGATAATATTGGTGAGATGTAAAGTTTAAACCTTTAGTATACTCACGCTTGTATTGAGCAAACTTAATCGGCGTGCCGTTTTCAAGTTCCTCAAGGAAGTGTTCAATAGAACTCATACCATTACCTTTACTGAAGATATAGTATAAAGCTGTTGCTCCACTACCCAACTTGCCTTTACCTTTATGGTTAAGTTCAAAGTCTTGGACTATTTCTTCCCAAGTTGTTCCTCTGAATACCATTGAAGTGTAAACCATTTCTTGTTCAGTTGAACTGTCAAGTTTGAAGTTTATAACTGCAGAAGGAAGGTCTTTAGTTACCCAGTTGCCGTTATCATCTTTTTTTCTGTCGTGAAGCATAACATCTTCAATGCAGAATGGTTTGCACTTTGACGAAGCGACAAGTTCTCCGCCGTCTTGTATAACTGAATAGTTTAATCCACCTATTTTTTGTGGAACCATATCAGCCATAGAGCCTGTTTTAACTCCAATAGAGAAGTCAGCTCTGTTTGTAGTGATATTTGTTAATCCGCTCACTGCTTTGCGGAGTTTAGACAATTTAGTTGCCATATCTGTAATGCCTGCTTATAGTCAAACGCTTTTGGGCAGGACTTTTATTAAGTATAATTTCCCAAGGACATTTTGTACTTGTAATAAAAAATTATACAGTACAGGAAAGAACAGCAGTTAGAACAAAACACTCAAATAATATAACTCAACGAAATTTGATACGAAGTTGACTTGACAATGTCGTTTTTTTTTTGTAACTTGGGCGGGAGTGGGACAATGACTGTACAGTAGATGAGCAAATCACTTAAAGAGTAACACACTGCAATACTCAACAATAACCTGCTGTAGTGGTGATAGTGAATAAGGCAGTATAATGTGTATCACTCGTACATACACACGAAGAAATTTACTGAAACCACACTCAAGACGAACGAAGAGAGACCTGAGGTGGTACATATAGTGTATACATAAGCATTCTTTTGCAATTTTAATCCTGTAATATAAAAAAGAGGGGGTAGGGATTTAAAAATACGAGTGGGTGGTGCGTATATAGGAATAAGGTTCGCACTCTCAAAAAAATATAAAAAAAATTTTTTGTAAGTTTGCATACTATGCAGGTAGTATTTAGTTTTCACTGGGGATTTGTGTTGGGTATACGACACTATGAGCCCACTGACCAAGAGCCATATATGGAGGCTCAATTCTTTTTAGGTCCAATTTGTATTACAGTAATGAATAAGTCTATAGAGGATGAATAACAACAAGTTAATTTATGTAAGAAAAATTGGAGTATTGGCTGATGACGACAGTAGATTAGATTCTATGTGTGTTCCTGCAAAAAATATTTCTGAAATAGTAACTGCTGGGACAGTGGTTCAAATTAAACTTAAACCTATAGCAAATGTTATTCTTGATGAAGGTAGTGATGGAGACAGTATAAACATAATATGTACTACTGCTCCTAGAGCTGTTGATGTGTTTAATCAAATTATGAAAGAAATTATTTTAGGTGAAGATGACCTTGTGGTTATTTATGACGAGGTGGATGATACTTCTACAGGAGAAATAAATTCTAATTACATAAGTTCAATTGTGAGTTTATCTATAAATGTAGCGTAATATGAAAAACAAATTTATAACTTTTGGTACAGATTCTTCTGGTAGCGATACTTTTTATGGATATTGGGCTAATGACATAAAGGGAATGTATCCCACTTCTGACACAAATTTAAGAATACATGTTACAGGTGACCATGTAGCAGCTAGTCAACCAGACACTGATAATATTTATATTAACATTACTATAACTTCCAATAAGCACAAAGAGGTTATGGAAGCAATATATAAAGAAATTAACTTTGGAGAAGACCCAGTTATTCTTATAGCTGACAATATAAATGGTGTATACTTAGATTCTAATATGAGTGATGTTAGTATATCAGTGAGTCAATCTGCAGGTTTTAATATAGTTGGATACGCAGGGTATTTTGGTTCCACGTATATACATCCTAATGATTGGATAGCAGAAGAAGGAACCACTGATGCTCTTGTTATAGAAACAGGAGTGACTGGGAAATTAGGTGTTAGGGCTACAGGTAGCACAAATCTATATGCTTGTGTGAGAGTTCCACAAGGATTTACTGCTAATGGGGGAAGGGTGGACGCTTCTGACAACTCTTTAGCTGTAGAGTTTTACAAAGGAGAACAAGATGGGGATTTAACTTCTTTAGGAACAACAACTTCTAATAATAATGTTACTTTAGCTAGCACTTTTGCAAGTCAAGCTGGAGAATTTATGTGGGTAAGAATTGCCGTTGGTTCAACTAATACTATATTTGGAGGTAGAGTTACCTGGACACAAACACCAAGATAATATTATGGAAAAATTACAAAAATATACATACGACGTAGAAGTGAAAAGAGTGGTTGATGGTGACACGGTAGATGTTATTATAGACCTTGGCTTTAATACATATATAAAAAGAAGAATAAGAATGTATGGTATAAATGCACCAGAAAGCAGAACTAGGGACTTAGAAGAGAAAGCAAAGGGTTTAGCTGCTAAAAAAAGGTTAAAGGAGTATGTTGAAGAAAATAAAATAGTAATGAAAAGCTGGGGCAAAGGAAAATACGGAAGAATTCTTGGAGAGCTATTCACAGAAAAAGATTCTGAATTAGGTTTAATACATACCAATATTAATGAAGCATTAGTAAGTGAAGGACACGCTAAAGCTTATTTTGGTGGAAAGCGGTAGTATTGCTAATTTCGAAACGCTTCGCGTTTAATTTATTATATTTGCACAATGGAAAGGTTTGTTTTGATAGTTTATTCTGAGTCTGAGTTTTATTTATTCCCAGTAAGTTCTTTTGTTGGGGCTAAATATGTATCCTCTACATCTATATCTGTGTATTTTGAAAAAGCACCATTCTCATATAAGTTTGATTTTACTGTAGAATCAAGTAAAGGACCAAAAGCTGTAAGAGCAATAGGAGAGCTTTTTAATATGTCTCCAGAAAACGTGATTGAATTTAACAATATAACAGGAAAGTTTGCGTCAGACTATGTAACTGCCCTGTCTACTGGAACTAAAGTGGTAATAAAATGAAAAACTTAATATTTAAATTTTCAGAAACCATAAACCTAGGAAAACTTAAAGTTACTTCTTCGGGTTCTACCACTGTAAATCAATATTATGGCACTGATGATGAAAGATTCAAAGACCTTACTACATTAAAAGTTTCGCCTGGTGATAAAGTTTATTGGAAAAATCCATATGAAGGAAATCAAACTTATGATTATAATTATGATGATAAATCTGTATTAGGGACATTAACATCAGGAACTATATCTACTAGAATTACTATGGCTGCAGCAACACCTGTGCAAGCTTTTGATGCCACTAAAGCATTTGGTTTTTTTAGAGCTGAAATAATTAGAGTAAAAGGAATGGTTTCTTATCCTGCTAATTTATATAGGGGTGGCAGTTCTTTTAGCTCTAAAAACAAAAGTTCTAGTGATAATTATAATGAAGATATGGTTTCTTTATTTTTTGAAAGAACTCCAGGATATTTAGATGAAGTAAGACTAGATGTTAAATCGCAACATGCATATACTGTTATAAGAGATATTAACCAAGCTATTAAAAAACCAACAGAAAAAGATTTGGTATTTGTTAATGGTATAATGAATCCAATTAGTTCTGGATTATTGCGTGTTAATAATGTGTTATCATCTATAATATCGTGTTAATATATTATGTCCTTAATTTTTCATATCTTTGACAAATGATACGTGAAAAAACTGCTTATGGTGTTATTAATAAATTATCAATAGGTAATTGCTACGCTCATAGTAGTTTTTCTAAAGATTTTAAATCTTTAGTAGAAAAGGAAGATGACATAGCCATGACACTTATAAATAATGGTTATGATATATTAGATAAAAAAATATATTATGTAGGTGGTGGAATACAAGAAGGTGTTGACACTTATGTAAATTTAGAATCAGGAGACTACTCTTTACATTCATATGAATATGTAGAGCATGGGGTATGGAAATTAAAATTTAAAATTAAAAAAAGAAAATAATGGCTACATTAACAGTAACTCACACGGAAAATATAGTTTTAGAAGGAAGACAACAAGGTAGTTCTAAGACTATGATATTTAATGATATCGTTGATGTTTATTCAAGAGTTTATAAGTTTAAACAGGGAACTTTAACTAGTTTATACACCACTCATGCAGACACTATTTCTGGTGGTGTTTTTGATAATGGAAGTATAAAGTATGTTAGAATAAGTAATTTAGGAGCAGACCCTATAGTTTTAAACATAATTAACGAAACTAATGAAACACATCAAGCTATAGAATTAGAAGGTAGAAAATCATTTTATTTATATTCGCATTATGAAGCTATTTTTGCTGATGATTCAGACGATATAACTACAGCAGAAATGGCTCACACGGGAACTGCTGCAGGATTAAATACAATAGAAGAAATAAAAGCTTATTCACAACGCTCACCTGCTAAGGTGGAGGTGTTTATTGCAAGCACTGAAGCTACAGCATAAAAAAAACAATATGGCTACATTAACAACAAGGGTAACTGAAAGTATAGTTTTAAACGGTCAATCATATAATTGTTCGCACGCTAAAAGTATTGACAACATAACTCAAATTATAAAGTCACAATTTTCTGTTACCACTATAGGAACTTCGTCAGATTTAGCAACTATTATAAGTTTTGGGGATTCTGGCTCTGGGTATACTACAATAGATAGAGACCAGCTTAGATATTTAAGAATAACTAATTTAGATACCACTAATTTTATTACACTTGGATTAGAAGATAGTAGTGGTAACAATGCTTACTATGTAAAAATAGATGCTGGAAGAAGTTATATTTTTGGTGTTCCTGATGATAATAATGATGCAGATTTTGACCATATTGGTTTTTTTGCAGATGACGCTGGACATAGTTATGAAGAAGCAAGTGAAAGTTTTGTAAATGCCACACATATATCAGCATCTTCAGACACCGCAGCTTGCGATATAGAAATATTTATAGCACTTGATGCAACTAGTGATTAGTGTATGTATTTATTGGGGTTAAGCAAAAAGGGGGAAATAATACAAGAAGACGATGGTTTATATGCCATTGATGAGTTTAGAGAACTTGTAGAAGATTTAGGAATTAAAGCAATGATGTGGGTGGCTTTAGTTTGTGATTACGATAGCCCTTACAGGCATTTTGTAGAAAGAGAAAGAGTTAAGTCTGTAAGCAAGGCTATATTTGGGAAGTATGAATGGAAGGGTATAAAGAATGAAAAAATTGCTGTAGCAATTAAAAAGTATAAAGAACTTCAATTTGACCCATTAGATGCTCAATTAGTAGCGTTCAATGAAAAGATTGATGAATACACTCGTTTAATGAGAGATACAAGAATAAACGAGGACAATGCCGAAAGTATGCAAAAGATAATGATAGGTATTGAAAAAGTTCTTAACACTAGGCAAAAACTTTTAGACGCAATAGAAAGAAGGGGTAGTAGGCAAAAAATAAAAGGTGAGGCCAAGATGAGTTATTTAGAAGAGCAAATGAGCATTAAAGATAAAATATGACAAAAAAAATACAAATAGGGGACAAAAAATTTGTAGTAGATGGTGACACTTTTATGGAACAATCTGCTTATAATAAATACCAAGAGAGGTTAAAAACGGTTTTTAAAGTGGGTGGTAAATTGTCAGATGTGAGAGTAGCTGAAAGTCCATTTAAAAAGCATGAGCAAAAAGATTGAAAAATACGCACCCATAGTCTACGAAGGTATACCTGAATTAGACCATGAATCTGTATCTTACCAAGAGTTTTGGGAAGAGCAGATACATAGATGCAAATACGGATACAAGCCAAAGGGCATGAACCGTATTACTGGGAAACATTATTATTACCTTAATTTTTATAAGATATTAGGTAATAGTGGTGAAGATGGAAATAGAAAAACTCTTATATCACCCTGGTACAGGGATTTAGATAAATTATATTTTGATTTATTTGAAGAATGTAAAAAAGAGGAAAAGGGAATGATTGTTATTAAAGCCAGAGATAAAGGCTTTAGTTATATGAATTCAGCATTATGTGGACATGAATATACATTTTATCCATATAATGAAGTGGGAATAGCAGCAGGATTACAAGTGACTGCTGATTCGTTCTTTGACAAAGTGAAAAAAGGATTAAATGGCCAACACATTAATCTTAGGCATTCTGTTTTAAAAGACACGTCTGATATTATTAGAAGTGGATATAAACAAAAAACTAAAGATGGTAAATGGCAAATAAGTGGATATCAATCTGCTATACATTGCAGAACAATGTCCAATCCCGAAGTGTTTAAAGGTGAACGTTTAAGTGTGATGATTTTTGAAGAGGCTGGTGAGTTTAAAGAATTACTTAATGCTTATATGTCTTCTAAAGCCTGTTTTATGGATGGTAACATTCAATTTGGTGTTCCTGTTATTGGAGGAACGGGTGGTGACATAGAAACATCTTCTAAGGATTTTATGGAAATGTATTACAATGCTGATTCATTTAACCTTATACCTATGTTTATTCCAGCTTCTGTTTGTTATCATGGTTTTTTTGATTTAAAAACAGGAGTGAGTGATGAAAAAGGTGCAAGAAAAGCTTTAATAGAAGAAAGAACAAAACTAGAAGGAAGAGATAGTAGTAAGGCTTACAATCTACACATACAAAACTACCCCCTTACAGTAGAAGAGGCTTTCTTAAAGACTAAAGGAAGTAGATTTGACTTATCTTTAATTAATGCACAAAGGGGTAGGATAATGGCTAAAAGTAGATTGCAGAATCAAATTCAAAGAGGTAGAATAGAATGGGTGTTTGATGATGAAGATGGATTTACAGATGCGGTAGAATGGGTGGCTGATATAAATGGGCCTTATTTAATCTTAGAACATCCAAATGAAGAATATGATGGTTTAGATATAGGAGGTATTGACTCTTATGACCAAGATAGAGCTGAAGCTTCTACGTCTTTAGGAAGTGCTCTTATATATAGAAGATTTGTTTCACCAGACATACCTAGCGATTATATAGTAGCAGATTACACAGAAAGACCTAAAACAGCAGAAGAGTTTTGGGACGGATGTTTAAAATTAGCAATATACTACAATGCAAAGATGCTTGTAGAGTATACTAAAATTGGTATTATAGATTATTTTAAAAGAAAAAATGCTTTAAAATATCTTAAAGAAAAACCAAAAACTGCACATGCTCCTGGTACATTAACTAGGAACAGATATGGGTTACAGATGAATAAACAAACAAAATCTGTAATGGAGCAGTACATGGACGATTATATTAAAACTAATGTTGATGATATATGGTTCATAGATTTATTAAACGAACTTGCTGATTATGGAACTAGAAATACCGATAGGGCTATATCATTTGGACTATGTCTTATACATAATATTGATATATTTCAAATACAAGCAAGAGAAAAAAGTGAACAGGGTAAAAAGTTAGGATTTGTTTATTTCAAAAAAGATGGAAATAGATTAGTTCCTTATAAAGATGATTAATTATGCCGTATACTAGTTTTCCTAGACAACTTCTTACAGATAAGGAGAAAGATAAAAATTGGTGTGAACAAAATTTGGACGCTATGGCTCCATACATTGCACAACACAACAATAGTCTTTATATTAATGATAGATATAAAGATATAAGAAATTATCAAGCATATCATGGTCATTTTGACCCAAAAGATTATGAGCACGTTACTGACCAGTACGGAACACCATTTCCTGCTCGTATGACTAACTTTAATATAATAGCTCCTAAAATAGACCTTCTTACTAGCGAAGAATTACGTAGACCACTAGAAACCAAAGTGAGTTCTGTAAATAAAGATGCTGTCCAAAGAAAAGAAGATGTTAAAATATCACTTATAGCTGAATCTATACTTTCTGATGTAAAAAAAGAAATAAATCAAAGTATGGGTATGGATGTTGCAGAAAACTTAACAGGAATGGAAATACCAGATAATATAGAAGAGTTTATGCGATACACTTATAAAGAGGCTGTAGAAGAAGCTGTAGAGGATGGATTGCATTATTTAAAAGAAAGATATAGTTGGAAAGATTTATTTAGAGGGGGTTTTAGAGATTTTCTTGTAACAGGTAAAGTTTTTTATAAAGTAGATATATTAAATGGAGACCCACAAATAAGAAGAATAGACCCAAGAAATATAGCTTTTGATATGTCTATAGAAAGTGATTACTTAGACAATGCTCAATGGGTGGTAGAACAAAGATGGTTAGGTATTAATGAGATATTAGATGAGTATGGAGATGAGCTAACAAAAGAGGATGTTATGGAGTTAGAAAAGATGAGACATGTGTCGTCTGGTGACGAATTAGCTCATTATAATTCTAATTTAGATTGGGTTCAATACGATACTTCTACAGGTATAAAGGTTAGATTAATTCATGGAGAATGGAAATCTATTAGAGCAATAAAAGTAAAAGTTTCTCCTAATAAATATGATGAAAGCAACCCTTTTAGAAAAATAGTAGCAGACAACTACAAACCAAGAAAAGGTGAAATTGTAGAAACTAAATATGTAGATGATATTTGGGAGGGTACAAAAATAGGTGGTCAAATATTAGTAAACTGCAGAAGAAGACCTAATCAGGTTCGTTCTGTAGATGATGCTGGAAAAACTGATTTATCTTACACAGGATGTGTTCATAATCTATCTTCAGGTAGAGTGACAAGTATAGTGGATGTTCTTAAACATATTCAAATGTTATACAATGTGGTTATGTATCATATAGAGTTAACATTATCTAGAGCTGGAGGAAAAGCTGTTGTTTATGACGTTTCACAAATGCCGTCAAATATAGGTATGGATATGCAAACAGTTCTTTATCACATTAAGAATGATGGTATAATACCTATTAATTCTAGAGATGAAGGAGCTGATACTGCTAGATTTAATCAATTTCAACAAGTGGACTTTACATTATCTAATTCTGTACAACAATTAATTAATTTAAAATTAATGTTGGAACAAACAGCTGGACAAGTGTGTGGTATATCCCCACAAAGAGAAGGTGCTGTTTCTCAATATGAAGCAGTTGGTAATGTGCAAAGAACAGTTGTACAATCTAACCTTGTAACAGAAAATTGGTTTTTCCAACATTCAGAAGTAAAGAAAAGAGCAATAGAAAAAGTTTGCAATCTTATGAAAATATCTTGGGCAGGAGGAAAAAAAGCTGGATATATATTGGGAGATGGTGGATATAAAATGTTAACAGTATTTCCTGATGTATCTTTAAATGATTATGGTATATATATTAGTGAGGGTGGTAAAGAAGATGCAGTAAAACAAGCTGTAACGCAATTATCACAAGCAGCTCTTCAAAGTGGTAGTATAGACCTTCTAAGTGTAATTAAAATATTAAAAGCAGAAACTCTTACAGAAGCTGAACATATTTTAGAACATGGTATTAAAGAAATACAAGAACAATCTCAACAAGCACAAGAAATGCAACAGCAACAATTACAAGCGCAAGCTCAACAGGCTGATGCACAAAGACAACATGAGCTTAATCTTAAAGAATTAGAAAACCAAGGAAAAGTAAATGCAGCTATAGAAGCTGGAAAAGCTAAAGTAGAAATTGCTAACTTACAAGCAGACTTGGAAGCTAATGTTAGTAGTGATAAAATAAAAGCTACATTGCAAAAAGAAGCTATGCAATCTGGTTTAAAAGATAAAATAGAAACTGAAAAATTAAAACATTCTAAAGAAACAGAAAAGAAAAATAAAAGCGAAAAAGAGGTTAAAAAAGTAAGTAAAAAATAATAACTATCTTTGTACAAAGCAAAGAGCAAAATTTTAAATTATGAGCAAAGAACAAACATCAGGTGAAGACCTAATAGACAAAGTTGAGCAGGAAACTGTAGAAACTAAAGAACAAACAGAAACTACTCCAGCATTTGACCCTAAGGCTTTTGTTGGAGAAGAAACTAATAGTAAAGAAGAGCCTCAAAAAGAAGAGGTTGAGGAACAAGAAGAAACTACCAATGAAGAAGAATCTGATGATGATTCATTCTCTTGGGATAAGGTAGAATTAGATTCAGAAGAAAAACAAGAATCTAAAATTGAAGAGGATGAAGATTGGGACTCAACACCTGTTTCTAAAGAAGAAACTAAAAAGAGTGAAAATGTAAAAGAGGAAGTGTATGATTGGCAAACTCTAGCATCTGAAATAGGTGTAGAGGCTAAAGATGAAAAAACTTTTAAAGAAGCTGTTAAAAAGGCTATAAGTGAACCATCTCCTGTTAATGATACTATACAAAATTTACAGGCATTTCTTAAAATGAATGACGCACAATTAGTTGCTTCTGACTTAGAAGCTTCAGGTTTAGAAAAAGAAGAAATAAAAGATACTGTAGATAGAATGCATGATTCAGGTCTTTTGAAAAAAGAAGCTTTACTAATTAGAAAGAATCTTCAAAACTATATTGCTAACGAAAGAAAAACAATAAAGCAAGAAGAGGAAAGGTTACAGAAAGAAACTGAAAAACAAAATATAGAAAACAGAAAAGCTTTACAAACATATATAAAAACTAAAGAAGATTTTTTTGGTGGTAAAGTTGGAAAAACAGAAAAAAGGGAACTATATAATTATATAACATCTGGTGATTTTTCTAAAGAACTATATGGAAGCGCTGCCAATGTAGCAGATGCTGCTTTCTTATGGAAATATAAAGACAAAATCTTTAAGATGTTATCTGGCCAAGGTGTGGAAAGAGGCAAAGCCTCCGTGATTGATAAAATTACAAATCCTAACTTAAGCCGAAAAAGTAGACATGTTGAAACTAAAATGAAAAATGGTTTTGACCCTGTCGAATTTATGAAGTAATAAATAAAAAGGCAACGCTATTTTATTTGTTATTGTGTATTAATTTATTTATAACAATTAAAATTATTTAAAAATGGCAAATGTATATACGGGTACATATGGAAAAGACACAACGGATGAAACGGCGTTGGTAACCAATTTATTAAAGTATCCAGAGATAGGAAAAAAAATTATCTCACAATATCCACGTTTCTCTCTAACATATTTGTTAGAAGCTGCAGGTCGTAATGCTGCAGAAAAAATTATAGGCGACTACGCTTTTGAATGGAAAATGATGGGACGATACAGAAAACCAGCTGTATTGAACGCATCTATCACTAACGCAACTTATAATGCGGGAGATACTGTATCAATGGTTGTAAAACACCAAGGAACAGGAAGCGCTTTTTATGGTGATAATCTAAACGTAAATGACATAGTGCGATTCAAAGATGGTGCAACTGCAATGGTAACAAGTGTTCCAACAGTAACATCTTCTGATGCAACTAATACTATTACATTAAGAGCTATTGATGCAATGACAGATACTGCAACTAATTCAGTTGCTGGAGATGTTGTAGGTTGTATTGGTAGTGCGTTTAATCAAGGTTCGTTAGCTTCTGAGGTAGGACAAAACTATGCTTACCCAGATACTTACAAGAACTGGTTAACTCTATCTCGTAAAAAAACAAAAATTATGGGTTCTGACTTAACTGATGTTACTTGGATTGAGTCTAATGGACACCGATTATGGTATTTTACAAAAGAGCAACAAATGACTGACCAGTTTATGTATGAGCTAGAGTGTCAAAGATGGTATGGTAAGCATTCTTTAACTACTCTTACTACAGCTACTACAGGAGCTGCTGACTTCCCAGGTGACCGAGGTACTGCTACTTCAGGTCTTCCAATTATGGGTGATGGTCTATTAGCTCAGATTGATGGTGCTAACCAAGCTACTTATACTGCTGGTGCATTAACAGAAGAGGATATCGTTAACTTTATCGGTACACTTTCTAAAAATGCATTAAATGCTGAAGGAAATGTTTGGACAGTATTTACAGGAACACAAGGAAGAATTGACTTCCACAGAGCTATGAAAGACTTATTAGTTACTTTAGGTTCTGGTACTCCAGTATTTGCTGGTAAAGGCGGAGCTGATGTTGCGTTAGGTGCTAACTTTACTGAGTATAATATTCTTGGTAACAAAATGATATTAGCATATTGCCCAGTGTTTGATGATGACAATCTACACAACTCTATTTCATCTACATTTGATACTTCAAATGAATCAGGTAAAATGGTATTTGTAGACATGGGTATGCAAAATGGAGTTAGTAATGTAGAGTTAATAGCTAAAGGTGCTGAAGGTTTTAACAGAAGTTTTGTTAAAAAATACGTACCTGGTATGGTTAATCCTTACGACTATAACTCAATGATGGCTGCTAATGGTGATGACTTCTTTGAATGTCAAATTCTTTCAGAATCTGGTATTATTCTTAGAAATCCATTATCTTGTGGTATATTATCTAATTCGTAAATTTAATTGATGGCGCGGGGGAGTTCAATCTCCCCTCCCCCATCTTAACTTTAAAAACAATAAAATGAGTGCAAAACCTATAAAATTTTTTTATGTAAGAAAAAATGCTACTAATACAATGGCATTTCCTGTAGACAAAATACGTTCTTTTATTTTAACAGATGCAACTTCTCTCTTAATTAGTATAGAGCCTAAAGAGGCAGAATCTGTAGAAGATGAGACTGGTGACGACGTAGCTAATGTAGATTTAGAAATAACTACAGGAACATCTAAAGATGTAATAAGAGCTATAGTAGAAGCAGGTCGTACTAGTAGAGCTTTATTTATTCCAATAGCTGATGATGATGCACAGGATTATGTTCATAGTGGAATTCAATCTGTTACATCTACAACTGAATAGGGTATTAATATTTAAAACTTAAAAAATGAAAAAATTTATATATGCAAGAAGTGCTGCAGATGATACAGATACAGCTTTAGCTATACCATATCATTCTATTCGTTCTATACATTTATTTAGTGCTACTAGTTTAAGAATTCAATTTATAGGTGATGATGGAGGATTAGCTCTTGCTAGATTTACTATTAATACAGGAAAACATAAAGAAGTTATGAAAGCTATTGTTGATGCTCAAAGACATTCTAGTTCTTTTATTGAGCTAGCAGATGTTACTATAGGAAGATTTATGCATCCAGATTTAGTTAACGTTAACTCATTGACGCACGATTAATATAATGGTGCTTAATAAATACAACCGTAATGTGATGGCGGTTTTAAACATCACGTAATTAAACTTAATATGTGTGACAGGAAAAAATTTCCTCTTACCCTTAACTTTAAAATTATAAAAAATGAAAAAATTTGTATATGTAAGAGCTTCAGATGATGATGCCAATGCTTGGCCAGTAGAATCATTTGTAGAAGCTAGATATAACGACCCTGATGAAATTGATTTGCACTTTAGAGGTGCTGTTGGTACAGACGGTGTTGATGTTGTAAAATTAACATATGGAGCTGGCGATAATGGTAAAAAAGCTATGATTGCTATAGGCGAAGTGTTTGCTAATTATAATGCTGGTGCATTTTTAAAATTAGCTGATGCAGTTGATAATAAATATGCTACTTCTGAAATCACTGGCGTGACTTCAATTACACCAGCAGCTAATTAATAATCCTTAAAATTTAAATAAAATGGCAAAAGAAAAATATTTATTCTTCGAAGATACAGCAAGCACTACAGAAAGTAGTTTGTTTCCAGCAAGTGGATTATTATCTGTAGATGTAGCTGACCAAGCGGTTGCTTTAACTTTTAAAGCAGCTAGCCAAACAGCAACAACTGAAGATGGTGATGCGGTAGCGGTAGCAACTTTAACAACAAATGCTACAAACGAAGAAATTGTGCTAGAACAAATTTGCAAATTAATTGCTAATTCTAGAGCTGGCGTTATAGACGTTGTAGCTGCTTTAGATAAAGTAACTCAATGTGAAATTTCATACGTAGCATAATAAAATCAATGTGACGAGGGGGGAACTTAGCCCTCCTCTAATCATTTAAAAATAGGAAACTAAGTGTTAACTTTAAAAATTATTAAAAAATGAAAGATGTATTTACAGTAAGACGTTCAGCTGATTCAGATGATGTCTTAAAAAGCTTAAATGGTTCGTTTATCCAAACTAAAACAGTTTCGGCTGATACTACTTTGGAAGACACGGATTCTGGTAAAGTTATTTTACTAGGCGCTAATGGTGTAGATGTTACCCTGCCAAGAGCTGCAGAGGGTTTAAATTTTGTTGTTATATTGACTGCTGACTATGATACAGCTGCGTCAACTATAGTTCAAGGTGATGCCGCTGAAGATTTTGTTGGAGCTATATATGGTTCTACTCAGGGTGAAAATGCTGCTACTGATGGTGATGTTGCCGCTTCTTCTAATACTAAAATTCAATTTGCTTCTGCTTCTTTAAAAGGAGATAGAGTAGAATTGGTTTGTGATGGAACAAGCTGGTATGTAAAAGCTTTTGCACAAAATTATGCTGCTATCACATTTGATAACTAGTATATAATTTATACTTATCCCCCTCTTAGATTTTTATAAAGTCTTAAAGGTCTATGAATATTCAGAGGGGGTAAAGTATTTTTTATTATGGCAAGGACAATATTAAAATATAACCCAGATACTGGGAAAGTGGAAGAACACTCGAAGTCTACTCGAAAGAGCGGGTGTGGTCTATTAATTAAACAAAGCGGGCCAGGTTTGAAGTGGACTAGCAAACATGGACAAAAATTAAAATAACAAATTATGAGCAAAAATAAACATATGGTGCACTACAGAAGTAAAGCACCTACAAAGATGAGTTATGTATTCTTTGGTAATTATAAAGATAAGACAGGTAAGATGCACACATATACAGACATAAATGGTGTAGCTCACAGAGGCTTTCCAAGCACTCAACCTGTAATAACTTTAAACATTATGGAAGAACACCACTTATTAGTAGATGAATTCTTAAAAGGACATCCTTTAGTTACTAATGGTTCTTGGTTAAGAGATGATTCTATTGTAAGACAAGAGGCAGAAGCTAATGCAATTATGACATCAGCTAATGCAGTTATGGAAGCAGCTAAATTAAACATGGCTGAAGTAAGAGAGTTAGGAAGATTGTTGGGATTAAATTTAGATTCTAGAGATGATATTCTTAAAGCACATGTTTTAAAAATTGCTGCAGAAAATCCAGACTATTTTATGTCTGTTTGGTTTGATGAAGATAAACATTACAGAACATTTATATTAGAAGCACAACAATCTAATGTAATTGTTTGGGATAAAGATACATTTAAGTATGGAAGTCAAGTAATTGGTATTTCAGAAGACCAAGTAATAAAATGGTTAAAAGATAATAAAGATATTTTTGCATTACTTAAAAACCAATTAAATGGTAATGGTAAGGTGGAAATGGATTTGGTTGAACAAAAGCAGGAAGCTACTACTAAAAAAAATAAAAAAAGTAGCAAATGATAAACAATGCATTGACAGCAAGGAGTAGAGTTAGGCTTATTGTAGATAGGTCTGACTCTCCTTGGTTAACAAATGGTGAAATAAACGGCTTTCTTGAATTGGCTCTAAACGAGTACATTAGAGAAAGAGTTTCCGTATATTCCACTAGTCAAGAGTTTAGAGACGATTTAGGAGGTTTTGTTCGTTCTGTAACCTTTTCTATGCCCACGCTTACAACAGGAGATACAACGTTAAGTAATGCTGCAAATTCAGAAGATGTTTCTGGGATTAATATAGAGGTTGAAAAAAATACTTTTGGAATGGATGTTTCTTTTCAAAACAATAGTATAGACTATAGTGTTTTAGGTGTTTCATTTAGGCCATATAAACCAACAGATGAACCAACTTTAATAGAAGAAGCAGATAGGGTAGATTTAAATGTAGGAACTCTTTTAAGTTTAAGAGTTGTAGAAGGTGCTTATGCAGGAGGTGAATTAAGTACTGCAGAATTAGATGCAGATGGTAGTTATCCAGGAACTTTAGATGGAACTATAAATACATTTACTGGAGACGGTATTCCTAATTTTACAGTAAAAGCTGGTCAAGAAGTGGATATATTAAGTGTAGATAATTTTGTAAAATCAGAAGATGACCCTTTTAACTCTGCGGATGAAAAAAACTATAAAGCTGTAAAAACAGATGATGTATATTGGATAAGACCAGCACCTGTAAATGAAACAGAAGTGTCACCTTTTTTTGGCCCAACTAATCAAGGTAATTATGTTCCTTTAACAGAAACAGACACTTATGCTTATCAAGAAGGAGAAGAATTATCAAATTACAATATAACCTACATACCTTCAGGGACCGCAAAAAGGGTAATTATGGTTTATATAGCCAACCCAACATCAGTTGATGATATAATGTTTTTACCTTCACATGGAAGGGAAGAAGTTTGTATGATTGCTGCAAGAAAGATATTAGCAAACATAGGTGATGAAACCTATAAGTTTGGAGTTAACGAAGTACAACAATTAAAGGGAAAATAATTTTGCTCCCTGCTTTGTGATGAGGGGTTAGGTACGCCCTGCCCCTTGTCTTTTTAAAATTATAAATATGACATTAAACGAAATAGCATATAATATTAAAAACATAGTAGAGGGAGGTATATCTGGTGAAGATTCTACATTATCTATTCGCCAAATAAAAGCTATGGTACATTACCATAGGTCTAAGTTAATATTTGAATATAGTAAAGGTGGCAAACGAATTGCTAGAGAAATGACTCAAACTATTTCAAAAGACTTAACTGATGGAACAATTCAAATACCTAATTTAGTAGGTTTTTCAAAAAACAGAGGTATAGTAGATGTGGTTTTAAGAAACGATTCTACTATTCCTTCCTCAGAACAATTTAATTTACCTATAGTAAATGAGTCTGAAAAAGAATTTTTTGAAATGTCAAGATTTGCTCCAGCAGATAACAGATATTATGCAACTATAAGTTATAATCCATCTACTATTGGGGGAACAGATGGTAGAGATAATATCATGTATATATATAACAATCCTGGTGAGTTAGTAACAGGTAAAACAGTATTTGTATCATTTATAGCTGCTAATCCAGAAAAGGTAAAAGGATTTAATGCTGGAGCACAATATCCTATACCAGATGAATTAGTATCAATATTAATTAAAAATATTTTAGCTATAGAATTTTCTATTTATTTGAAAACTGATTCAGATAATATGAATAACTCAAGAAATGATGCTAAAAAAGTAGCAGTTGCTCCAAAACAAAAACAACAAAGCAGTAAAAGTAAAGCATAGTGGATATAAGAAAATTTAAAGATAAATATGTTTTTTTAAAAGATGTATTTAGTAAAATAAAAAAAAATATAAAAGTAAAGGGAACTATTAGAGATAGGCAACTTTCTTACACAGAATACAGAAGTATTGTAAGTAAGTTTTTTGATGTTATGATAGATGAGGTGGCTAGCAATAGAGAAAAGGCTAGATTGCCTCATAGATTTGGAACTATATATGTAAAGAAATGCAAAAACAAAAGACCTTTTCACATAAGGTTAGATATTGCAGAAAGTGAAAGAACTGGAGAAGTTGTAAAATATAAAGTTCCTATTTTAGAAAACTACTATAATAAATTAGTTTGGTTAAGACCATCTAAATTTAAAAAATGTAAAGTTTTGCCTTTGTCTAAATTTAAAAAAGTTATTAAAGAAGTAAAAGAATATTAATATGAATGGACAGTCTGGCAAAAGAGTTAGTGTAAAAAGAGTTGTTGGTAATGTTATAAGAAACTTAGACGTTACTGATGCTTCTAGAAGCCTATATGATTTTGTAGAATGGGCTTTTGAAGCTGAAAGAAAAATAGGTTCTTACAAAACTTTTGTAAAAAAAAGTGTAACACTAAACATAGTAAACAAGCAAGCTTCATTACCTTTTGATTTTTTAAAATTAATAGATATAAAGAAAACAGGTGATGCTTCTAGCTCCACTTATTTTTCACAAAGTTCAGCATCTTTTCCTTCTGATGTAGATAAACAAAATACTTTTTATTTAACAGAAGATACTATAAATATTTCTACTAGTGATATTTCATCTATAGACATAGCTTATTACGCTATAGATACAGATGATGAAGGTTTTCCTACTATTGCAGATAATCATGAAGATGCTGTATCTGCTTATATTATGTTTAAATATAAATCAAGAGATTATTTTAACGGAGAACTTCCTAGATATATATATATGGACTTAAAGCAAAATTGGTCACAACTTTGTGCTCAAGCTAGAGGAAACGACAATATGCCTTCTCCTATAGAAATGAAAAAAGCAGCTGCAATCTGGAATACTTTAGTTCCAGTTAAAAGTTTAAATGGATTACTTAATGTTTAACAAATGAGTTTAAGAAAAAAAGGAAAACCAAATACTTTTTTAAAGGGAATGAAGGTGGACATGGACCCTTCTTTACAGCCTCCCCATACTTATAGAGATGCTAAGAATATTAGATTAGTTTCTCATGAGGGTGGTAATGTATCTGCACAACCATATGACAGCGACAAAAAAGCTTTAGGTTTAACACAAGGAACTCAAAGTGTTACTACAACACCTATTCTTTCAAATATTTCTAATTGGGCTACAGACATTTCTGGATACTTTGAAGTAGATGATTATGTTTTTGGAGGTGAAGATATTATAAACTATGGTATTACAAATAATTTGTTTAACATACAAGCTGGTACTGGTGAGGATATAAGCGCGTATTATTATAACTACGCATGGTTAGATGATTGGGGAGATGATGGCAATGGAGGTACTGTTGATTTCGGTAATACATTTATTTATCTTCCTAAATTTATTCAAGCGCAACTGGGAGTAAGCAACCCATCAGTAAACTCTTGGGTTCCGTCAGAAGAAATAATATCTGAATTTGAGACATACGTAAGTACTCTTACAACAACTCTTCCTAATGAAATTAATGGTTATGGTTCAATGACCTTTAAAGTAGATTTATCTGTAAGTGGCGTTTCAGGTGTTTATAGGGGTGTTGTGAATATGAGCTCAGAAGATATACAAGTATGGCAATCGCAATCTAGTAACACTAGTTGGTTGAGTGGTTATATTTCTACTGCTTTTAATGAATTATCAACTATATCTTTATTAAACTCTAACGGAGAGTTAGTTGAAGAAGTGACTAACATTTTTGAAATTGCAACATCAAATGGAGCCAATAATTTAGTTAATTGGAATTTTACAAATGTAAATGAACCTAGTGAATATGTTTCTAGTTTTGAAATTTTAGCTTCAGGTACTTTACTTGCTTCTATAGATTCTTCTTCAGGTGGAGGAACTGTGTTAACCACTTATGGTAAAGGACTGTTTTTACATTGGGTAGAGTACATTAAAGAAAGACTGTATCTTAATCAAATGAACATGAACTATGAGTTTCAAGGTGGTAATTTAAATAATCCAGAAAATTATGTACTAAATGAACAAATAGATTACACATTTGGAAATATTTTTTTTAAAACGATAGAATCTGAAACGTTAAATGATATAATAGATGGTCAAGGTGATTTAGGACCATTTGGAGAAGATATTTTTGGTGCTAATTTAGTTGACACTTATTCACCATATGAATACGCTACAATAGATTTTTTAGAACTTACATATAGTTCTAGTATGCCAACTAATTCAATTAATTGGACCACTATGGGTGCTATACATAATACCAATATGATGACAGATGCTCTTTATTGGACAGCTGCTGGTTTTGGTCAGCTTGCTGAACAGTATTTTAATGAGTTAGAACTTCCAGATTCAGAAGAAATAACTATACCTGAAGTTTTAATTGCTTCTGGTCAACCTTCCACTTATGCAGTTCAGGTTAATACAACTTGGGAAGAAACATATGCTCAGGGTTTCACTGAAGCAAAAAAAATGCAAATATTAGGCCATTATGGTTTTTCAGACTATTTGGTTCTTTTAGGCAAGTGGAATGACCAAGCAGATGCTAATGGTTATCCAACAGACTTTGTAATAAAAACAGCTCAAAAAAAAGATGGAACACTGTCTTATCCTGGTGATGTTGGTTATGAATTATTTTATCAAGGAAACTTGGGTTTTTCTGATAAAAAAAGAGTAAAGGTAGTAGGTACTGAAGAAAATGAAAAAGTAAGAAGAATATATTTTACAGATGGTGATATACCTTTAAGAACCATGAATGTAGCGGCTAATCAATCTATATATTATTCCGTACAGAATGACCCTGATAGTTTTAATATTTTTGTTAAATCTAAACTTTCTATTCCAGAAGTAACTGGTTTTGGTGATGGCGGAGCATTAGACTCTATAGCTTATTCATATTGTTTTAGATATAAAACAGCTGATGGTAGATATTCTAGAATGTCACCTATTACAAACCCAGCTTGTGTTCCAGTTAGTTCAAAGGGTACAGAAGCTGCATTTACAAAAGGAGGTGCGCCTGGAACCAACACCAATAAATCAATTTTTGGAAAAATAGAAAACCTAGATTTAGGATTTGATTCTGTAGAAATGATATTCATTCCTTATGTGAATGGAGCGCCTGGTACAGCTGAAGTTTTTGCAACATATCCTATACCAGCTACAGGAACAATACAATGGACTCATAGTGGTGGTGAAGATTCTAGAATAGAAATAATAAGTGCAGAATTTGGAACTGATAATATTTCTTGGGATTCTTGTAAGGCATTGGGAATTAAAGATAATAGATTATTTTGTGGAAATTTAACAGGTACTAATGTTGAAATTGCTGATAATTTTAAAGTGAGGTCATATAATAGTAAAAACCAAAAACACTCCACTGTTGCCAATCCTCATTTATTTAAAGACCTTTTATATTCTCATGCTGGAGTAACCTTTAATGGAGATAATGTGGGTATAGCTAGTCCAAAAAATCAAAATAATGGCAAATACTATTATCCCGAAGGACCAAATTGGTCTATAGATTATTATAGATATATAAAGGGTCCTGGAGTGGCTGGAGAGGCTAGTGCTGGTCTTTATGACTCTTTTCATGGAGCACCTGTTCAACCTGTAAATTCAGAAGGAGATATAAATATGCAATGGTCAGCTAAAAGAGGTATTTTTGGAGCAGAAAGTGATAATTTTAATACACCATTAGATAATGGTCAATTTGAAGGTGTAAGGGTAACATTTAGAATGTTAGATACCACACCAGAATCCCCTGCAGCTCCTATTCAATTAGACAATAAAGAGAATTTAATTAATTCTGGAGATTTTGCGGGATGTAAACCTCCTTTTTATAATTTAGACAAAAATAGCACAGGGTATTATGCAAGTTATGCTAACCCAGTTTATAATTCTAACCATGTAGGTTATAGAAGAGGAGAAATATATAGATTTGGTATTTTGTTTTATGATAAAAAAGGGCAACCTATGTTTGTTAAAAGAATAGGAGATATAAGAATGCCTGAACATAGCACAGAATATATTAAACCTGAATATTCGTCTAGCGCAATTTCTTCAGCTAAAGCAGCTTGGCCTTGGTATTACCAAACAAGTAGACATTCTGTTGACAATGGTTTTAGTAATTGGCCAAATCCGTCTGGAGACAGTGACGATTATGATGACATGAATGGAAATGGACCTTATGGATGGCATCCTCAGTCACCAGGAGAAGGTCAATATGCTGGTGTAGTTTACCCATATTTTGAAGTAAAACTATCTAGTGATACAACTTCTAAAGTGGGGGGATACTCTATTGTAAGAGTTCCTAGAACTTCAGATGACAGAACTATTATTACATCTGGTATTTTAAATAGGGCTGTAAGCTATGCAAGTGTAAATGAAGATACAATATATGAGTTTAATAATACAGAATACGAGTGGAATGGAGCTAATAGAACTGGAATGGCTGACAGATTTGGTGATGACCCTATTCCCTTTTGGACAAGAACACAGCAAGCTTATAACTCTACTTCTTATGGTCAGCCGTGGGCTACATCACCTCAGACTAGTGCTGGAGACCCAGCATTTGTTTTTTCACCTAATCTTATGACTACACAATACGACAACTCTCAATCTCCTATTAATTTAGATGCTACATGGCACGCTTCTAATGTTTATACAATAGATTCACCAGAAACAACATGTGATGATAATTTCTTTTTACCAGGCACTTCTGGTGGTAGATTAAAAATTGTAGAATCTAGGTATTGCATAAAACAAAATGTAAGAAACACAAGGTTAGCTGACCCATCAGGAAATATACCAAACAATCACGAACCATGGATAGGTTTCTTTAATAAATTCTTATCAGGAGGAAATTGGAACAGTTCTGCTAGTACTAGATATTTGCCTAGTGGGTCTTATCCAGACTACACTCAAGGTCCTTGGAGTATAGACCTTTTTGCTTGTCATTTGCAACCATCATTATTGATGGGTGAAGGTGTGCAAGTTAACACTGGTGAAGAAGTGGAATTTTTAGATATAGGTTCTTGGAAACATTACTTTTCTAGAGTAAGCTCTGGTTCAACAAATTGGGATTCTGAAATGTCTCAATATGCTGGAGATTTTTTTGGAGATTCTGATAAAGATTACGCTATAGATTTTGACCCAGCAGACAGTGTGGAATATGGTTATGGTATTTATACTAAATTTTATTCAAAAAGAATAGGAGCTTATCCTATGTACGGTATGGCAAGACCTGATTGGATAAAAAGAAATATATCAGGAACAGGGCAAGGTATGGATATTAAACAGTTTGGTCTTGCTGGTGCTTTTGAATATCCATATGCTTTTATATCAAACAATGGATATGGTTCAAGTTTTGATGCAACCAGTTATCCTTCAGATGTAACAAGTGCAGAAACTTATTTAGGAACTTACGAACAAGGTGTAAGAGCCTGTAATATTTTACCAGATGTTTTAAGACCACAAAATGGTTTAAATTCTGATGATGGAGATTTTTATAGAGGAGAAGATATTCGTAGAAGCGATTCAACATGGCCTCTTAATGGATATTGGTATGAGTCTAATATACAACATATGCAAATAGTTTCTCCTGGAGAAGAAGTTGATTCTGGAACTTTATTTTCAGATAGACCATATAAAAATGCTACTATGTGGCATGACTTTCATAAACAAAATAATAATTCTGATAATCCTAGAGCTCATAATAATCCAACAGACGCAAATTATTATAAATGGACTCTAGGGGCTAATACAGACACCGCAACAGACCAAGTGGGTAATTATTCAGAAGAAAATGCAGATTATGCTTTAGGAAATAGAAAAATAGTTTTATCCCTAAAACATCATGGAGCTATGCCAATAACAAGACATTGTATAGCAAAAGATAATTGGAAAGAAAGGGTTTATTTAACTTTTGGAAATGCAGCTATTGGTAGCAATTATCCAGACCCAAACTGGAGTCAGTTTTCACCTGAAGTAACAGTTGCTTCTTTAACAACAGGTGCAACTGCTAATACTTTGTATGGAGGTAATTCTGTAAATGCTTTTAACAATAACACTTTTCAATCTTGTGGTCATTTTACACCAGTAAATGAAGAGTCTGTAGGGTATGTGCCAGGTATAGGAGCTTTTACAAGAACAGGAAAAAATGGTCATCATGTTTTTGGTGGAGATACTTTTGTTTGCAACTATTCAGTAAAAAAAGTTCATAATCCATCTGATGATTCAGAAAACTTTTTTGATAGAACTACTTTTACAGGATATACTGCTCCAATAGAAACAGAGGTAAATTTAGATTTAAGATATGGAACTTTTTTGGGTTCTTCAACTGCTGATATATCAAGATATTTTGAAGACGATTTTGGTAGCATTACTTATAATTCATCTTTTAACACAGAAAATAGCATACTATCTTTTATTGCTAAACCATTAGATTTTGTAGAAGTATTTGAGTGGCCATATACTGTTTCTTGGTCTGAACCTAAGTTTCCAGGAGATTATAGAGATTCTTTTGCAGTATTTACTGCAGGACAATTTAAGGATTTAGATTATTCTAAAGGACCTATAACTCAACTTTTTTTATTGCAAAATGAATTATTTGCTTTACAAAGTTCAGGAACTTGTCATTTATCTGTTAACCCTAGGATTATGATACCTTCAGGAGAAGGAAAAGCTATAACTACAATTACAGGAACTGATGCAGTTTTAGAAAGGTATGATTATGTAAGTGATTCTTTTGGAAGTCAACATATACACGGAAGAGCTATCACTCCTAATAGTGCATATTATTATGATGACAATGCTTGTAAGTTTTTAAAGTTAGGTAAATCAAAAAGTGGAGGATGGTCAGTAGTTTCATTAGGAGACTCTCTTGGTATGCAATCTTATTTCCAAAGTTACAACAATAAAACTATTGGAGATAATCCTTTATCTAATACAGTAGTTAGACATGATGCAAGTTTATCATACGATAATAATGTAAAAACTTGGCACTCAAATTATGGAAGTTCAGATGGTGCTGAAATACCTGGAGGTATAGCTATTGGTTATGACATTCAATATGATGAAGTTTTATTAACACTTTACCCTCATTTAGAGGTGCCTAAGACTATAGTTTATAATGAAAAACTAGATGCTTTTACTAGTTTTATTTCAAAGAGAGGAGCTGAATATATAACTTATAGAAATAGAATGTATACATTATATGACAATCCAGAAGATGAGTCTTTGAATTCATTGTATTTATCTAATGGGTATACAGATTTTTCAGCTACTGATATGACAGGTTTAAATTTGTTTTCTCTACAAGGAACACAAGAATCTACTGCCACTAAATATTTAAATTTTGGAGCAGAAGATTTTTATATTTTTGCTAATCCCACTTCAGAAGAATTGTTAGCTAATAATAATATAAATATATCACAAAAAAGTTACAAATACCCAAGTGATAATATAGCTAACTTAAATAATTTTGTATTAAAAACTAATATAATGCCATACAAAGAACCAGTTCATATAGTGGGTGTAATAAACGATGAAGTTGTGCAACCAAAGGTTTTTGATAGTTTTGATGTTCTTATTAATCCTGAACAAGATGCTTATGGTCATTTATATTTTAGAAAATTTGGATTCCAGGGTTCTGCAAATCCTAATGGAATACATGAGTTTGATATGACACATGTAGAGGATTGGCAAGATTCAGATGGTGTTCCAGAATTTCCTTATATTATACTAGAAGGATTTAGTAATAGTAGTCCTCTATATCCAGCTCAAAATGTATGGGTATCAAATGAAGGTGTAGAATTAAACCCAACTTTACCTTTGCCTTCTTTTTCAGGACCTTATATTAATGATACAGTAAGTAGTTCATCTGATTATGTAAATATAACACCCTGGTATACATATAGAGATGGTGTTCATAATGTTCCTATGAGAAGAATGGAGAATGGTTTAACTTCAGATAATAGTGCAGAAAATCAATTTATTAACGTAAATGGGATAGGGCAAATGCGAGAAAATAGAGTGAGGGGGTTTTATGCTATTTATTCTATGGTTATGGGATTTAACGAATCTACTTTAGATGCAACTTTTGAAGTACCAGACAATGATTTTAGAAAAAATTACACGTATAACATATTTTCTGTTATACCAAATTATAGATATTCAAAACGATGAGTAAAGTACAACAATATATGCAAAATATTTATGGAGACTCTAAAGTAGAGGGGGGTTATGAATCTCCTTTATATGATTTTTCAGATTTAAATATAACACCAACCTCTTCTTTTGTAACACCTCAAGATAGAAATACAAGCCCTTTAAGTGGGCTTAAAAATTATTTGTCTGAATTATCTGGTTCTACCAATGTTAGAGAACAAATGTCTTTTAATATAGAAGATTATAAAAGAGCAGTAAAGTCAGGGGTAAATCCTTATGAGGTATACAAACCTTCTGTAGGCGAAAAATTAACATCAGCATTAATTAACCCAAAAACAATTAAAGGTGGTAAACAAGCATATGACACAATATCCCAAGAACTATCAGCAACACAAGCTCTTGATGCATATTCTGCTACCGCTCCTGCAATAAATGCTGAAGTTGTAGGTAATGTTCCTGATATTCCATTAGACCCATCTACAATGTCTCCTATCGCTGGAGCAGAAGTTGGGAAAAACTTTTTAGGAACAGGAATTTCTACAGCTGGAGCTTTAGGTGCTGGAGCTATAGTTGGTTCTGTTCTTGATAAAGTAGTAGATGATTCTGACCCTACTACATATACTGCAAAAGAAGTTGCAACAGATACTGCTGAATTAGGAATGGGAGTTGGTAGAATATTATTAGGAGATTTTATAGGAGGGGGAATACAGGCTATTTCAAATCTTGGTGATATAATAGGTTCTATAGGCTCTAGAAGAAGAGCAAAAAAAGCTGAAGAAAAAAGAAAAGAAGAAAATGAAAAATATAAAAAGTCTTTTTTAAGTGCAGTTAAAATGGCTAAAGGAAGAGAAATGTCTTCACAAGAAGCTTTTATAAAACAACAGGACGCTATTAATAATGCAGCAGCTTTAGCTTCTACTTATGAAAAATATGACATAAAAATGGAAAGTGGTGGTAAAATTAAAAACAATTACTTATCTGATGATTATTTAGCTTTTAGAGAATCTTCAATGCCATATGGGGGAAGAGTTAGTATAATGAAACCTATGGGTCATTTAGGTAAAGAAATGACAGAAACAAGACCACAAGAACTAAAATATATGAAAAAATGAAAGATTTAATGAAATTAAAAAATATGACTGCTTCTGATTTTATGTCAGATGAATATAAAAAATTTGAAACAGGTGGTATGACTAAAGGTAAATTTTCACATAAAGAAAATCCTTTGACTGTTGTAGATAAAAAGGGTGAAGACACTGGAATGGAACTCACTGGTGGTGAAGGTGTATTTGATAAAAAAGCTATGACTAGATTGGAACAATATAAAAAAGATGGTAACTTTGCAGCAGCAGGTAAATTAGTTTTTCAAGAAATGGATTCATGGGTAAAAGCAGGAACAGCAGAAATGGGGGGTGATATACCTGAAGTAGAGACAGCAGAAGAAACAGAAATTGCTTCTGATGACATGCTTAATCCAACCTATGATATTTTAGATTCTACTGAAGCTGAAAATTTTTCTTTACCATCTGTAGATTTTAAAAATAAAGTTAAAAACGCTTTTCAGGAATTAAGAAGTAGAGGTCGGTAAAAAATTAAAAAACAATAAAAATACAAATAGCATGGCTTTAGAAGTATCCACATTAGACAAATATGTAAACAACAGAGAAGCTTTTTTGGCATTACCTGGTGTTAAAGACAGATTAAATAAAATGTCTACTAACTTAGGTGTTTCTGTACAAGAAATATTATCTGTTATACAAGGTGAGACAGCGGGTAGTTTTTCTACTAAACAGACAAATCTTGCTGGTAGTGGAGCTACTGGTTTAATACAATTTATGCCAGATAAAGGAAAAAACTACAAGACTATAGCTGGTAAGAGATATAAGATATCTGACATTTCTGAAATGAACGAACTACAACAACTTGACCTTGTAGAAAAACATGTTAGTTCAATGTTTAAAATAAAGCCTGAGGGGTCTAGTGTAGAGCCTGGTGATTTTGCTAAAGCTGTAGGTTTGCCTGTAGCTTTAAAATCTAAAGAGGATTTTGATAAATGGAAAACTAATAATCCTACACAATATCAAAACGCTTTAAATGCAAATAAAGAAACTTGGGCTGCTGGTGGAAACGAATTAACTCAAGATGGAATATCTAATTACTATAGACAATTTGGAGACAACAATCCTCCAGGTAATCAAGAACAAAACAATCAACAGCAAAACAATCAACAACCTCAATCTTATATTTTAAATGGAGAAGAACTTACAAAAGAAGAATTTCGTAGTCGTTTAAATGAAATTGAAGATGTGTCAAATTTAGAATTTACCATAAATAATGATGATGAATTTAATACTGAAATTACTAAGGCTGTAGAATCTAAGATGGGTGATGAGATTGACCAAGGTAAACGTGTTCCTATTTATGGACCTCTTGGAGAAATAACTGGCTACGAAACCCAAATGCCTGGAGCTACAGAAAACCAACTTCCAGAAATTTATGAACAAAGCTTTGTTGAAGGAAATGCTCAAGATGGAATAGATGCTATGAAAAAAGGTATTGAGGATGGTAATTTTAGAACAGGTGAAGGAATGCGTCTTAAGCTACAAAATGATGTTATTTTAAATGGTGAAAACTCTAAATATTGGGAAGTAAAAGACCAGCTTTTTCAACCTGAAGAAATTGTAGTATTAGAAGAAGATTACAAAGGTGGAATAAAGGGAGATAAAAATCGTGCAGATTTTCAAATATCTAGTGATGCAAATTGGTTAGCTCAAAGACAATATGGTAGAGATTATAATCAACTTACTCAAGAACAAAGAAATAATTTAAAGCAAGATGAATATGCTCCTACACCAGAATATATAGAAAAAATTCAAAATAAACCACAATGGCAAAAGAAATTGCAAGAATATTTAAAAGTTGGTAAGGTTTGGAATAAAACATACGACGAAGACGGCAATAAGGTTTATGTTGATAAACCTCCAGTTGGTTCATTAGAGCATAGAAGTATGGAGTGGAAAAGACCAGGTTATAAAGGTTTTGTTCCAAGAAATCCAGATGTACCAAGCAGTCCAGTTTTGTCTAGGCAAACTATGGATACTTCAGAAAACTTAGAAGGTGATAGACCAGAAAATGTTAATTTAGTTTCAAGACCAGGTGGTGACTCTCCAACTGAACAAGGAGGTGGTGATGATATAAATCAACAAAACCTTACTGAAGAACAAAGAAGAGCTTTACAAAGATATCAAGAGCGTACTGGTTCAACAAACTTAAACATTATAAATCCAATAGAACAAGATTTTGTTTTAGACCCACAAGATGAAATGGATGTGGATGCTACACCTGAACAAGAAGAAGAAATAAATTTACAACGAACTCCTGTAGAGCCTACTGTATTAGATGCTATAGATTCATCAATACCTAGAGCTCGTATAGGAATACAGCCAAACACACCACCACCTGTAATTAATGAATCTGCAAGTGATGATATTCCTTTTGTTTTTACAGATGATATGGAATTAGATATAGAAGATGATATAGAAGAAGAAACTGAAACTGATGAAGAGTTGGGTATAAAGAAACCACCACCATCAGGTTTTGATAAATTTAAAAAATTTATGGGTGAAAAGGGTTTGGGTCTTTTAGCTCAAGCAGCTATTACAGGAACTAAAGCGGCATTAGGTTTAGAAAGTTTAGAAAGAGCAAGAGAAACTATACCAACTAAAGATATACCTGGTTTAAGTCGAGCTTGGGAATCCCATATGCAAAAGATGAAAGAAATTTCTCAATCAGGTTTAACTGCACAAGAAAAGTTTTCTATGAAAACAGATTTGTCAAAAGCCTATAATATGGGTATAAGAAACTCTATGAGAGCTTCTGGTGGTAGTAGAGCTACTTTTTTAGCTAATGCTGGTGTTCTTAATGCAAATAGAGTTGGGGGTTTATTAAAGTTAGGAGCAATGGATGCTGCAACAAGAAGAAAAAATATGGAAATGTATGGCGGTATGTTAAAGTTTCAAGAAAAGGCTAGAATGGATAAAGGTATAATAGATGCTAAAATGGATTATGAAGAAGCAAGAAGAACTGCTAATATAGAAGGCGCTATAGGTAGTCAGCTTATTGGTTCGGCTATAAATGATGTAAATTACTATATGCAAAAAATTGCAAATAATAATTTAGATAGTTCTTTTACTAGACTTGCAAATCTTAAAAATATAGATGATGAAAATAAATATGAGTTAAGCAAAGAAAAATCTGGTTTTGAAGGTTTATCTAGTAATTTTTTGGAAAACGTAAACAAACCTAACTAATAACTTAATTAAAAAAAATAAAATGGCAGAATTTTGGCAAAATATGAATTGGTCTTCTCAAGCTACGGAAGGAAGAAATAGAGCTAATCGTGAAAAGCAAAATCAAATGCAAGTTCTAAACAACGAACTTCAAATAAATGCGTATGAAAGAAAAATAGCAAATGATATAGAACAAGAGTTTAATTATACCCTTGCTCAAGCAAGAGAGGTATCTAGACATTATAGGCCTAAGGATAAGAAAAGAATGCAAGACTTAGAACAAAATTCTTTGAATAAAATAAAACTAGCTTTAGAGTCTTCTGGAGATGATGTTGTTAAGTTTATGAATGCTGGGGGTAGAAATCTTATAAACGAATATAAAGAGTCTATATTGGGAAGTGATGAAGCTAAAATTATAAAAGCTAACCATAAAAATATAGCTCAGTTTTTAGAACAAATGAAATCAAATCCTCAATTAGTTTCTAGAGCAGATAGACAAGGTTGGGAAAATTGGAGAAGCGGAAAGGTGGATGCTTTTATTTATCAAGGTGCATATATGCCATATAAAGAAATAGAGGAAGATGATTTAAAAAGATATAAAGGAAATATATATGCTAGAGAAAATGCACTGTTAGATAAAGATATGGGTATGGGTGAGGAAAGTAACATGGCGGCTATTATTCACAATATGAGAATTGACCATGGTTTACCTTATAACATTGTAGGAGAAAATGCTCCAAGTAGAGGAGAGATGATTAACTACCTACACACTAATTATTTTAGAGACAAACCTATAGGTGCAAAACAACAAGAAATTTTAAGAGGTTATCCAAGAGATACTAAAAGTATTACAAATCATTTAGAAATGATTAATAATCAATGGAATAGACATTTTACTGGAGACTTTGGAGAATTTGGAGAAAACTTTTGGAAAGACCCAGAAAACTTTAATGCCTTTGATAATTTATCAGCAATAGGGGGTGCCCAACCTGTAAGAAGCGCAATGACTATACCAGGAAAGAAAAGTTTTGGAAGAACTGTTTTTGAACCTATAAAAGGAAGAATGGCTGCTTTAGTATTTGAAGGAGATACAGAAAAAGATGCAAATAAAAATAGTGTAAATTTGTCGGAAATAAGAAGAATGATTTCTACTGGTTCTGTTCAAGTTTTTGATAATGAAGGTAACTATTCTATAGATGGGAAAACATTGCCAGGAGGAGAACCTTTTAATAGAAATTTTGATGTAATGTCTATAGAGTATGGTTTTGAAGTGGACGATATAGATGAAAATGGAAATGTTAGACCTAAAATATTAACACTAGATGATGTAAGTCAAGAGGGAGATAGTTCTGCATTATTAAAAAATAAAACTAAAAGGGGTGTAATGTATTTTGTTTTAAGAGATGCTGAAGCAGTAAGTTTTAGAAGAGAGTCTAGAACTGGATTTACAAAAAGAGACAAATATGTTTATGTTAAAGTGGACCCAGAAAACAATCCTTTGATTGGAACAGCTTTAGATAAAATGGTAGGAGACATAAATTACACATCTAAATCAGCACAACAAAGTTCTCCAGGAACTTATGTTTACAAACCTAATGAAAAGTTTAGCTGGGATATAGCTAACACTGATAACGCTGTTAAAACGCTTCAGAAACCTTTATATATGCTTAGAAAAGATGTTGGAGTAGAAGACACTAATGTTGTTTTTGATTCTGTTATATTAGCTCATGCACTACAAGAGGCTGAGTATAAGGCTCCATCAGTAACAATAAGAGAGCTTGGTATGTCAAAAGACCCTGTTGTCACAAAAGCTATTAACAAATTAAAAGAAGGAGACATACAAGGATATATAAATGCTTTTAGAGAAGCTCCAGATGAACAAGGTAATGCTTGGATGTCTGACAAAGAAGCAGTAGATTTGATAAAAAATTATAGAAAAATTCTAGGAATATATAACATGGTAGGCTCTCAATATTCAGAGGCTGGCAAAAATGAAAAAGGAGAAACTCAATATGATTACGATTCTTTTTATGATAAATTTTAACTAATATGCCAATATCAACAAATATAAATAAAGTCAAAAGCGACTTAAAAACAGATATAAATTTGTACGACGAGGGTTTAACTCAGGAAATACCTGAACAAAATATTAATGTATCTAACATACCTTCACAAGAAGTTATTTCTACACCCTCAATGGACACCCCTGTTCAACCTTCTGTAAGTCCAGGAGACGACAAACAATATGGCTTTGTAGACCAAGATGTTTTTGACAAGATTGATATAATGGAAGGATATGATAAACAGAATATCTTTACATCTCCAGAAGATGACTATAGTGCCTTTATGGACAAGACAAATAAAAACTTAGATGCTTTAGGTTTAAACAAACCTATTAGCAATGCAGTTTTAATTGCAGCAAGAGATTCTTATCTTCCTTATAAAAACTATAATGCTTTAGAAAAGTTTGGAGGAGCTATAGCTTCTGGTGTAGGTAACATGTTAGTAAGTGGAGCAAATGCTATAGATTGGATGAAAGAATTAACAGGATACACAGAAATGGGAAAAGAAGAAGAAGCAGTTGCATCTTCAGTGGCTGGAAAGATTCCTGTAGTGGGTGATGTTGCAAAGGTTTCAAATGCATATAAAAGCATAACTGGTATAGACTTATCTTCTAGTATAGCAAATATTTGGAGAGAAACAGGAACAGAAATGCGAAGTTGGAATGAAACAATAAAAAAACAAAAAAGATTAAAACACGGAGACTTTGTTAAAAAAGATGAAAATGGAGAATTAACTATTGACTATTCTCAAATGGCATCTTGGGATTTTTGGCTTACAGATGTTGCTGAACAAATACCTAATATATTTATGTTTATAGGAACAGGTGTTGCTGGTGCAGCAATGGGAGCCAGAGCTTTGCCTGGTGCTGTTAAATTAGTAAAAGGAGTTCCAGGTGCTGGAAGAGTGATGGGTGTTGGCAAGAAGCTAGTTGACCCTGTAGTTAAAAGTCAATTTGGGCAAAGAACAAAGCAAGTGGGTCAAATGTTTTATGGAAGCAGGTTTAATCCAACATTAAAAGGTGTTGGTTCTTTTGTTGGTGCTGGTCAGTTATCATCAGCTTCAGAGGGTGTAATGATTGCTGCAGATGCTTTTCATGAGGCAAAAACAATGGAGGGATTAACTCCTGAACAATCAGCTTTTGTTGCTTCTCAAGTGTGGAGAGATAATCAAAACTATTGGTTTATTAATGCTTTACAATACGGTATACTTACTAGAGGTATGCCTGCTCTTATGGGTAAGGGGGTTAAGCTTGTTGCGGGAGGAGGTTTTGCAAATAAGGTGGCTAAGTTTTTAATAGGTGGTGGTACTACTGTTTATTCAGAAGGTAAACTAGAAGAGTTTCAAGAAGTGTATCAAGACTGGAGAGTTAGAACAAGACTAGCTGAAATAAAAGGAGAAGAGTTTATGGGTTATTGGGATTATTTTAATAGTCCTGAAATGGCTGAAACTAGAGTAATTTCTTTTGGTGCTGGATTTGGTATGGGTGCTGGTGCAGTTGTAATAAATAGTTTAGCTGATGGTCAAAGAATATTAGATAGACAAATAGAGGCTTCAGGTTTTAGTAAAGATACTGATAGCCAACTTTTATTTGCTCAAGCTTCACAAAAGATAGCAGAAATGGAGGGTCAAGAAGGTGGTGAATTTACAGCAGACGAGCAACTAGTTGTAAAGAAAGCAAAAGCAATAGAGTCTTTTGTTTTGTCTGTAGTTACAGAAGGAGACTTTGCTCAAATGGACCAGCATTTAGCAAGAGAAGTTTCAGAAAAAAGAATAACTGAAGCTCAGGCTAAAGAAATAAAAAATCTTGCAACAGAAATGCAAGAAGCTTTTGAACCATATGCAAACTCATCTTTAGCAGGTATGTCTCCTGGTCATTTAAGAGAGTATGGTAGATTGGCTTTTTATGTTGCTAAAACAAAAGAACAATTATCTAGTCAGTTAGAAAAGTTTGAAGAACAAAAAGCTAAAATTGAGAGTAGAGAAACTACATCAAAAAATGCTGAAGCTCAAAAGAAAGAAGAGTTAGAAATACTTAATAAAGAAATAGCTAAAACTAAAGAAGGATTAAATCAAGATATTGCAGGATATGAAGATGCTATGATTCAGGTTAAGAAAGATAATCTACAAGAAGCAGAAGATGCTGTAGCTGAGTTGGATAAAAAGAATAAAAAAAAATCTGAAGAAATAAAACTTAAAAAGTTAAGAGAAGAAGTAACTGAAGAGGAGATAAAAAAAGCTGAAAAAACTGAACCTAAACAAGATAAAAAAGTAACTCCTGAGTCGGATAGAATTACGGCCCTAGATAAAACTTTATCAAAAACAGACAGAGCCTTTATTGACCTTATGAGAAAGAAGGGTAAGAGTGAGAAACTTATTAATCAGAAAATAAAAGATTCTGCTAAAAATACGGCAAGCGGAAATCAGTTATTACAAAAATATAAAGCAGAAGATGCGTTAGCAAATCCAGAAGGAAAATCAAAAGCTGAATTAGTTTCTGCATATAGTTTATTATATACAGATAAGTTTCAACCAGTACAAACGGTTGAAGGATTTTTTTCGGGAAAGGACCCTGGTATTGCAAATAAAATTGCTCAAACTATTCAAGAATATGAAGCTTGGAAAGAAGATTCTACGCCTACATCTAAATTAAATAAAATTAAAAATAAGATTAAGGTAAAAAAAAGAACAATCCCTAAACCAACAAAGAAGCCTACTAAAAAAATGAAACCTCCAAAAGAGGAGGGTGTTATACCTACAATTATTTTTGGAGCAACATCTGAAGTTAAAAACTTATATAAAGTAGAAGATAGGTATGGTAAAAAAATACCTCAAAGGCATTTTGGTGTAGAAGAAGTTTTTAGACAAAGATTAAAAAAAATGGGAGCTAACTTAATTGTGTTTGACCATTTTGCAAAATCAGAAGGTGGAAGAAGGTATGCTGGTATGGCAGAGGGATTGTCTGTGTTTTTAAATTCAAGAACAGCAACACAAGAAACACTTTTTCATGAGTTAGCACACGTGTATCTTATGGGTCAGTGGAGTAAGCCTTGGGTTAAAGCTTTAAGAAATATGGTTATTGGCCAAAAAGTTTTTACAAACGCTAAATATAAATACTCACCTGCTCTTAAGTTTAAAAAGGGAGATAAAACATATTACTTACAAAATATAGTTAGAGACAGTAAGGATATACTAACATATGAAAAATGGAGAGAGAAAGGAGAAGGTGGTCCTAAAGGTTATTCTGTTTATACCATAGACAAGGCAAAAGCATTAGGTTATGAAATTCTACCTGATGAAGAGCAAAGGTATATTGTAGAAGAGGCTGTTGTAGATTTAATAGCAAAATCTAAAGACGAACAAAACATAGAAAACCTTGTTGACTTAAAGTTAAAAGGTAGAGTTTTAAGTAGCATGAAAAAATTATTTAGTAGTGCTAAGGGAAAGAAAACAAAGAAAGAAGCTTTAGACATATTTGAAAATACAGGTAACTCTGAGTTTTTAACTATGAAAGATGTTCTTGCAGAGGTAATGAAAGATTACAATAATCAACTACAAGGTAAAAAAGGTAAGTTTGATTTTAGGATTAACAGAGAAGGTATGGCTGAAAAAAGCAATATAAATCAATTGTTTACTACAGAAGAATATGCAGATGTAAAAGATTACACTTCTGAATACTATGAAGCTTTAGAAAAAGACGAGAATTTAGATTTAGAAAAATATAGAACTGGTGGCATATTAGACGCTACAGGTAAAAAACTATTAAGAGACCATAAACTTTCTATGAAAAGTAAAATGGATAAAGAAGCTAGGCGTCTTGCAAAGGTTGGACCTAGTAGTTCTACAGAGTATGGGTGGTCTAACGAAGAATACGAGTCATATAAAGAAAGGTCTAATAAATATTTAAGTGATTCACTAAAGGGGTCTGGTGTAGATTTTGTAAAAGAACAGCATGATGATGATGTTGATGGTTCTTTTATAGAAGGTGTTTTAGAATCTAAAAATAAAGAAAGCAAAGTTATTTCTGCTTTTAGAAAAGAGTTTATTTCTTTACAGGGAAATATACAGGGAAGAAATGTTCAGGAAAAAGATTTAACAAAAGCTATACATCAATCTGTAAGACTTGCTAATGGACAAGTAAAAAGTTTAGAAAATTTTGAACAAGATATTAACAATCTTATATCTTCTTTAGATAAAAAAGATTTTTCTTTAACACCTCAACAAGAGATACTAGCAAGGTTTATGAGGTTTTTAAATGCATCTTATAACACTTTAGATGGTTATGGTTCATTTAATGCTGTGCAAGATATACATCATGAGTTTTCATCAATAAAAAGACAAAACTTTTATGGTTATACTTACACTGAGGGTTCTGGTAAAAACAAAGGGAAAACCTATATAAGCATGAGTCTTGCTAAAAAAATAAGAGGCAAGGGTGTAAAAAGTCAAGACCAACAAATAGAAAAAGAAATAGGAAAAAAATTAGTTTTAGCAAAAGAAGATTTAAAACAATTAGATAGTCCTAAAAAAATTGGTAGATTAAAATTAATCTCTCAATTCTATGGATTGCGTTCAAAGATGATGTCTATAGATAAGCAAGGTCTTTCTCAGGCAGAGTCTGTTCAAAAGAAAAAAAATATTGTATCTGCGTTTATATATGACAATATAATACCAGAAGACATGAAAGAAGATGTAAGTGTTTTAAGCTTATACAATACTCAAGCTGTAGAAAAAATAGTTTCAGACAATGCTTTTGAGTTATTAAAAGAAACATCTATGTTTAACTTTAGAGAAAGCAAAGGTAAGACTTCTTCTGTTATTCCTTTTTCTTCTAAAGAAAACGAAAACAAAAAAAGATATGCAAAATCTGTTATTGATTTTAATATAAATCAATTTAAAAAATACCACAGAGAATCTGGTTATAAAGTGTTTAGTCAAGAAGAGGTTAGTAATATTGAAAAGTTAATTCGTTTTTCTATGGCTAATCCAACACCTAATGAAAGCGGTTCTGCTGATTTTGCCCATATAGCTATTAAGGTAAACAAAGTTACTGTAGGTGGCAATATATTTAAGTGGGGTATAGAAAAAGGAAACTTTTTAACAAAACCTAAGTTAAATAAAACTATAAGAGAAATATCTCGTAGTATATTTGAAAAGTATTCAGAACAACAATTTGATACTCAGATAGAATATCCTAATGGGGAGTCTGCTGCTTTATTGATTAAACATAATCAAATAGATATACTTCAAAATAAATTAGATGAAATGATAAATGAATCCAACCCTGATTCATTAAAAAACAAAAGAGAACTTAAAAGATTATTTAAAGGCAATAGAATTATTGAGAGATGGTTAGATGGTAAGTCTCAAAGGCCGAGAGTTGTTCCTATTATTGGTAGCACTATATATAAAAATGGAAAAAGAAAAGGTTTTAATCCAGGTAAAACACCACCTGACCAAATAACTGTATTTAGATTAAGTCTAATTGCTAATGCAATTAACAACAATGAAAAAACATATAGTCAAAATATTTCAGACTTTGGAGAAAAAAATACAGAACTACATATTCTTAACGCTGAACTTTTAAGTTTAGAGGAGGGAAGGTTAGAAGCTGAAAAACTTGGATTTGATAAAAAGTCTAGGAATAAAGATATTCAAGAAATGTCTGACCTGCTTTTAAGTGTTCAAAGACAACGTGGTTATAAATCAGGAATACCTTCTGTGTTATCAGAAATTGGTTTAACAGAAAAGAATTTAGAAATTATAAAAAATCTTAGAGAAGGTAAGGTTTCTAAAAAAGATATACCTGTAGATACTTTTAATAGATTATCTCGTTTAGCTGAGGTGTTAGAACAAATAAGCGTAAATAATTTTATAAACAAACATTATGCCAAAGATTTATACATAGGGCCAATGCAATACTTTGGAAAAACAAATCAAGATATTTTCACAGACTATAACAAAAGGGGAACAGGTCCAATAGCTAGCCACGTAACATATAATAAAGATATAAGAGTTGAGCCCATCTTACTTAACGATATAGAAAGAAAAAAATTAAATAGAACAGATGCTTCTAGCTTTATACTTTTGTCTACTGCAAAAAAAATAGCTAAAAAATATGGTGGTTTAAGAAAAGTGGGACAGCATTATAAGTTTGTTTATTATGGGCAAAACTTAGACAACTCTACTTTTGAAAAATCTGTGGGTGTAAGACATCCTTTTTATTTAAAAACAAATGTTTTTATTATAACTGATGAGTATGCAGACAGACACCCTAACTTCAAGCCTCTTAAAGAAATGCTAGAAGAAAGAGATAGAATAACAGGAGATGGTGTTGTAAATGTTATATCATTTAAATCAGCTAGTAAAGTTAATGGTGTAAGAGCGTCTAAAGGTTTGGATAAAAAATATTTAAATTTAGATGATGTTGTAAACAAAAACAAAGATGGCGATTGGGTTGTTAATGTAGATAAGTTAAATGAAAACCAAGATAATTTATTTAAATACAATGATTCTGAAGGTGTCACGCAATATGGTTTAGATGGTTCTTACTTTGGTGTTCAAACAGAGCTTGACAAAAAGTCTAGAGAGTCTACAATAAACAAACAATTAGTTCTTGCTTTATTTTCTAACGTAAATATGAAAGAAGATGCAGAAGCTCTTATAACTAAGATGGTAGATTTTTTTGGTAAAAAATACCAAAACTTTTTTAATAAAGTAGTGGTTGGAAGTAAAAGCGATATAAGTAAAAAACTAGAATCAATAGTAGATGTGGTTTCTGAAAACATAAGCACAGAGGCTTATGGTCCATTTATGAAAGACATGGTAGAGAGTGGAAGTATGGACAGTGGTACTTATGGTGCAGTTAGAGATATATTCTTGTCTCAAATAAGAAAGAAGGGATTAAAAATGCGTGCTCCAGGGGGAATAGGTCATCAGTCTACAGATTTTGCTATACACAATGGTTCTCAAATTGAAAAGCTGTCAGAGTCATCAGGATTATCTGGTGGATATTTGGTTGGAGAAGAAGGAGATGTTCAAATAGAAGTGAGTGAGAGTTTTGCTAAACAACATGGTTATGAGGTAGGAGACACTTTAATTTTTCAAAGAACCCCATATTCTATTGGAGATGCCGTAGTAACTACTATTGCAGGCTTTAATAAAGGACAGGGTAGTATGGTTACAATACCTTCTGAGGTTTCTGATATTCTTGGTTCTGATATGGATGGTGATAATGGTCATATGTTTGGTATTTATAAAAAACCAAAAAAGAATTCAATAGAACTTGAATATAATCAAATGTTTGAAGACTTAACAAAGTTTCTTAAAGATGAAAGGTTTAAAAGTTTTGCTGAATTTAATATCAATAGTTTTTCAGATACAATTAAAAAACTAGAAGACAAAGGTTTTATACGTCCACAAAAAATAGTAGACGATAGAACTATAATGGGTGGACATAAGGTGTATAGAAATACAAAAGAAGTGGGACAGTTAATAGGTGTGTCTGCAACTTTTAATAATTTACAAAAAATATTAAGTGCATATAATGTTAGCACTCCTTATATAAGCCTAACTAATATAAAGTATTTAGGTTTAAGCGAAAGTTATACTGACAAAAACGGAAAGGCAACAGAAAGTTTAGCCCTTATGTTAAATGCTTTCTTAGACAATTTAAATAAAGGGTTTGCTACAAGGTTAAATATGAATATGGCAACATTCCCTATTTGGTCTGAGCTTGTTTCTAGGGGATTAAGTTTTGAAAAGACCGCTGAAATAATGACTGGCGATGACTTTGTTCTTTATGCAGAAATGAAAGAAAGATTTCCTGGTGATTCTGATTCAGATATATTAAAAAGAATTGCTAAAGAAAAGTATGATGTTGATGTAAAAAAATCTAAAGATGTTAAGGTAGGAAAGAAATATGATGAGATGAGAAACATTGTTAATGCTTTTAATAATGAATCTATAAACTCAGCAAAAGAGGTGTTAAGAAAGCTTGTAAACTTTGACAATAGTATACCACAAACATATATTGAAGCACAAGATATGCTAAATAATATAGTAGGCTTAGCCAATCAAGGTCTTGTAAATGTTTCTGGGTTAATATCTGTAAAAAAGAAATTTAAAGCAGCAGACTTATACACTGAAATGTTTAACAAAGGTCCAGAAGTTTTGCTTAATTACATAGACGTTAAAGAAAGTCTTGTGTCTAGAAACTTAAAGAAACTAATAGAAATAACAAGCACATTAAAAAGAACTGACACTGCTTATACTGGTGGTTATGATGCCATTATAAATAAGATAATGCCCTTTGGTGAAAAGAAAAAATTTAGACTGTTTGATACTAATAAAGAACTTAGAAAGCTAGAAAGCATTATACGTTCTGTTAGGCTTTCTAAAACTGGAATTTATAATTATAGTACCTTATGGACATCTTTGAACAATTTGTTAGGGGAAGACGTGTATAATATTATACAAGATGGTGAAATTCCACTACATAAAAGATTTGATATTGTTCTTGGTTACATTAACTCCGTTAAGTTTTCAGAAGAGTTTAGTTTTATAAATAAATATTTTTCTATTGTTAAGAGAGATGAGGCTATAGGATATAATGCTTTAAATAAAAACTTTAATGATGGTCCAATATTAAGCTTAACAGAAAATGGTATAGTATTACCTAATGTTTCTGTTAATCAACAAATAGATGAGTTTTATATTAAGCCTAATATGAATATTTTATCTTCTGTTTCAAAGAACCAATTAAAGAAAGACTTTGCAAAACTACCACAATCAATACAAGACTTTTTGTATGTATATGATTTAGAGGTTAATAAACACGATGGAGCTAACAGGTTGCTTCCATATCTACAAGGTAGTGCAAAGGACAAAATAACAAAAGCAACTTCTAATCAAATTGTTAATTCAGAAAAAGATTTACAGTCAGGAAACCTTTCTCCTAAATATATAAATTCTGTAGCAGAATTTGTTTCCTTAAATTACAGGGGACACCAGAGAGATATAACAAGTATGCTTACTGAACCTCAATCAAACTTTGCTTTTATAGATGGTGTAAGGCTTTCTAAAAATGGAAACTATATTGTTGTTGAAGAAAAAGCAGATATGCTTCTTTCTCTTTTCCCTGGTTTAATTTACAAAATGGATATTGCTTCTAGTAATGAAAAGAACATTTCTGTATTGTTTAGAGCTATTAAGGGCAAGGATGGAGATGTTTTACTTTCACCAATTAAAGAAAGTATTTTAAGAGGCGAAGACCAATTTATATCTAATATGGTTGAGGAGGAATCAAGAACTAAAGACACACCAACTTTATATATGTTTTTAGATGATAATCATTCTGGGTATAGAGATATAAAAGAAAAAGGTTCTCCTATTTCACCCGACTTATTTATGCTTATAGATGATGAACAATACTTTAGAAAGAAAGATATATTAGACTTTTCTGATTATTTAAATATGAGAGAGGGTCGTGTTGTTAATCATAACAATGCAAGTGAAAAAGACAAAAAAGAAATGGAAGAAGCATACGAAAAGTATGTGCAAGATTTAGAAGAGGTTAAAGGTTACACAAGAAAATACTTAAAGAAAAACACATATGGGGAAACACCTCTTGAGATAGAAGCTAAATACAAAGGTAAAAAAGGTATTGAGTTTATTAAAGACTTAATAGAAAAAGGTGATGGTAATTTTAAAGCTATAAAAGATTTAGATACTGTTGCAGCAGACAGACTTTATACCTCTCTTGTTAAAATATTAGCAACAAAAGAGTCTATTTTGGGGATAAACCTAATAATGAAAAGAAATAAAGACCTTTCTCCACAAGCCATAGAGAACCTTAAAGAGCTTCAATTAAGAATTAGAAAAGGTGATAAGAGTATTGCAGACGTTACTTCAGGGGATTTATGGGGTAATCCAGATGCATTTAACGAAGAGATGATGGAGGTTGCAAAAATGCTTAGAGATATAGATAAATCAGAAATGATTTACAGAAGAGAGTTAAATACTATAAGAAGAAAAACATCAAAAGCTTTTAACGCTTTATTAAAAAGTAAATTTAAAGAATCTGCAGGTCCTCTTTGGTGGGTTATGTTTGGTGCTTATCAAGGTATATCGTATATAAGACATTTTAAAACATTTAATAGACATATATTTTCAAATATAGCAGAAGAGGTGGAGGGTTATAATGCTGAAGAAGGTCGTTT